CTGGTCATGCCGCATGGATTCAATGATGGTTTACACATGGGACTGCGAATCGACCGTCTGGCTCAGGTGGGTGTTCAGCGAGCCGGTGCTGCTGCGTGAGGGGAATGAGGGCAACCATGAAAGATGACAACGCCATGTGGAACATTGACACGGAAAGGGGAGGAGGGAATGATGAAGCGGCTGCGATAGGAGAGGAGGGTGACCGTGATGACTGGACTGACGAGCAGTGGGATGAATACCACGACCAGGTTGATGAACGGCGGCATGAACACGACGATGACCTGCGGCTGATGGCGATGCCGGGCAAGTAAGGAGGTGGGGCTTGGCTCGCAAGAAGCGCAACAAGAACAAGCGTCCGAAGATCAACGACAGAATCAGGGCGATGGTCATGGCCAGGGGCAATCACCGCTGCCGCTTCTGTGGCAACCGGCACGACCTGACCATCGACCACATCAAACCCCTGTCGCAAGGTGGCCGGCACACTGCCGAGAATATGCAAGTGCTTTGCATAGACTGTCACCGCATGAAGGACAACGGCCTGTCGTCGCCCAGAAAGAAGCACATGTCGCAGGCCAGTCCCGAGTTTGTGTACAAGCCCGTGAGTGGCATTGAAAATGTCTTCACGGTCTTTGCTGGCGGTCGCCCGCTTGGCGCGATCGCCATGCACTCCAACGGGCTGTGGGCGGTACATGCGCCGAGTGGCAGGGTTATTGGATACCGTGAATCGAAGAACGTTGCCGCGAGCCTGCTGGATGGCTACCGGCGCAACCAGAAAAGGAAAAAGACATGACCACACAGCGTGTCAAGAGCGAAGAGGCCGTCAGCGCCTTGCAGAACATGGCCCAGGATCTTGCCGGTCGCAACTGTGACTTCCTCAACTCGACGATCAAGAGTTCTGTGAAGGAAAAGAGCGAGGGCTCCGGCGAGAACAAGACGACCTATCAGGTTGTCGAGGTAACGCTCAGCGTGACCGTTCAATACGAGGGGTAAGCAGTCGTGGCTCTTGAAAAGGGGATGCAGGCCAGTCTCGTCAAGAAGATCAGAGAGAAGTACGGCCCCAGTTGTCAGGTGCGCGTCCTGCATGGAACCAGATTCTCTGTCAAGGGCGATCCCGACATTTACGGCTGCCTGGATGGCCAGATGTTTGTCATTGAGCTGAAGCAGAAGGGCCAGAAGCCCTCCGAATTGCAACTGCGACGACTCGACGACTGGCGGCAGGCGGGGGCCATCGCCTTCTGGTCTGATGATGTCCAGGTTGCGTTGAATAATCTGGGGTGGGAACTCCATTGCAGAAAGGAGAAGTCGGATGATTGAAGAGCAGCGGCGTAAGGCTGGCGACCGGGATCGAGAGGAGCCAGTAACTATAGGCGGACTCTCGCCAAGAGCATAACTGCCGCTACGGCAATGCACAGCAAGGATCGGCGTTGGCATGGTGGCAAGCGAAGGCAGGGATAGGAGGATCACGGATATGGCAGACAAGGCTGAAGAGTTGGCGACCAGACTGGAACGCGGCTGGCAGATGATCGAGCGGGAGAAGAGCCCGGCTCGTAAAGAGAAACTGACCGACCAGTGGATCGCCATGCTCAGGCAATATGAAGAAGCAGCACGGTAACGATTCGGTGGGCGTTGGCAAGGCACAGTTTTGCGCAGTGGCCTATTGCGATGGCGACCAGAATGAAAGTTCGGGGGCGTGTGTCCGGCGACCAGAATGGGAAAGTTATGGGGCTATAGGTTCGGCGACCAGAATGAGAAACTGCGACGGCCTGCTTGCAGTCTGCATCCACACGGGGTAGGCCGTGGGCAGGCGGGATTGTCGCGAGCGGTACAGGGTAGCAGCGAGACAGTGACGATCTTTGCCGCGCTCCGGTGTAGATGAGACATGTTTCGACAAGCGGTGCAAGGGTGTAGATTTGCCCAGAACGGCGCGGGCATGGCCTTGCCATGTATGGTGAGGGTATTGTGAGGATAGGGGGCGCAAGGGTAATGCGTGGAGCGGCAGGGGCATTGTTGAGCTAGGAATGATGTAGTGATGCGCCGCGAGCATGTGGCAATGGTGAAGATATGTGGTGGCGGTGTTCAGATCGGTAGGTTGTGCGCGGGTAGAGATCAGCAGTGCCGCGGAAGGCTGAGGAAGTGTATTGCTATGAATGGCACCTCTAGGGTGGTGCAAGGTGGAGCCACATGCGGCTGGGTCATGGCAAAAGCTGGGCCTGGAGTGCTTCCGCTGCGCCCAGGCGGTGTAGCTCATTGAGGCCGCTATGCACGGGAAGGGCAGACAATCCCGTGCATTGTGTTGACAATGCCGGCAGGGGCATTGTAGTGCAGGGAATTTTGATACCATTACCCTGGCTTCCGCCAGTTCTTTCTGAACTGCCTGCCTAACCACTGTCGGCAAAGCCCCGCCCGGTTTCCCGGTGCGGGGCTTTGTTTTGCCCGGCAGGTGGTGCGAGTTTCGGGCATGGTTGGTGGGCGGCACCCACAGGTGACTGCGGCTGGTGCGATAGTGGATGGGTGGGGTTGGTTGTGGAAGTTGGTGGTGCGATGCGGGCAGTGATCCTCGCGACGGTTCGTGGAGCTGGCCGTGAAGCCGGTCGGGGTTGTGGTGGGCGGCGTCTCTCGACCGAGATTTTTCGCCCCCCAGCAGCCCACATTTTTCGCGGCCCAGAAAATCCGCCCACGTTTTTCGCGGCCCAGAAAATCCGCCCACGTTTTTCAGTCACCAGTCTGCCCGGCGCGGGGCCGGGCGGCGCCCAGCCGACGCCCGGCCCGAGGGGCTGGTCGGGCCTTTCGTACCGATGGGCGGTACGGAAGTCCCGGTACGGATGGGCTATGTGCCAGGGCGGCACACCGCCCCGAGCACCCCGCCCGGCGGGCCGCAGAACGGCGGGCACGCGGCCCCCTTCCCCCTTAGGCGGGCGACTGAAACAGTATGCCATAGTGCAACCATAGATGCAAGGTGGGCGGTCCTGATCCTGGGAGTACCAAACGGGCTAATAGTTCGGTTGATGCTAACTGTTTTCCGGGTAGGGGGTGCCCTCCTTCTCCATAGTGGCCGGTATACTGATTGTACAATAGTACAATCAATAATGCAAGGTCGGATCTGGCCGGTTTTGCATCTGGCCGACCGAGCCGACCGAGCCGACCGAGCCGACCGAGCCGACCGAGCCGACCGAGCTGGCCAGGGCGGGGCGTGTTGTATCTATGGGTGTATTTTGGTACAATCAGTGCTAACTCGGCAACAGGGCCGGCGGCTGATTTACCTATAGGGGGCGCGATGTTTACGACGTTCGGCGATTTTACCGCGGCGATTTTTGACGCAGATCCCGCATTCCGCGACGATCTGGCAGTCTGCGAGGAGATGTTTTCTATCACCACAAGCGCCCGCACGGGGCGCTATGAGGAGCTGACCGGCGACGACGTAGCCGCCGGTGTTTATCTTGCCTATATGGTGGCAGGGGCAACACATGACGAGGCCGCGGACATTTCCGGCGTGCTGGATACTGCGCCATTCGTGCCGGTTCCGGGTGGCACGGAGTTTCCGCGGTGGGCGCTGGCACTCGCCGGGTTCATCGGGGCCGGCAATGGTGAAGGCGACCCCTACGAATGGCTGATCGAGGGCGATTTGCGCGGGGCTACGCTGGCCGATCTGGTCGAGGCGTGGGGCGAATACGTGAAGGGGTGCGAGTAAATGACTGCGACTGTAACGGCGGTTGCCGATCTCGGGGCTGCGAATATCGACGCGCAAGCGTTCACACTGCCAGAGCCTGACGGCGAGGACGCATGGTACGACATGCTGGTTTATCCCAGCGTCTACGGCTGCGACCTTGAAGCCCTGCGGGATTATATCGACGGCGAAGGGGTCGAGGACGTGCCGGCGGAGTACGGGCGGTTCTATGATGATCTGGTCGCCGCTGAAGATCTCGACCCTGAGGACGCCGGAGACAATGAGTACGCACGGGGCGAATGGTATACGGCGATCATGAACGCGGCGGAAAAGCACTGGCAGGGCGGCGGATACGGCGACATCGCGCCGGTTATGCGCCGGGCGCGGCCAGTCAGCACCAGCCAGAACCCCGGAGAATTGCAAATGGCGCTAATCCTCGCGCGCTTGCCCGTCTGTGTGGTTAGCACTGACGACGGGCTGGCACTGGCGCTGACCGGCGGCGGTATGGATCTTACATGGGAAATTGTCGAGGCGTATATGATCGCCGGGCAATTGCCGCCGGCGGTGCTGGCTGGTCGATTGCCACACATGGCCGGGCGGGGTGTCTCGGAGAATGACCGGGCGATCATTGCCGCGTGTCATGAGTCGCTAAGGGTGGCAGCGTTGCGGGCCGAACGCGACCGGCAGGACTTGAGAACGGGCTACGGGTTGACACCGGCAGAGTTGGCGGCATTCGGGCTGGAAGGATAGAGATATGCGATTTTTGATGGTTGAAGGCGGCGGCCATACTGTAACCGTCCGCGATTTTGACACTGAAGCAGTGAATGAGATTCTTGCACTTGATGGGCCGGCGGACGTTCGCCGTTGGGTTGCGGCAATCGAGGATGCCGTCAGTTGTGCCAACCATGTATACAACGACAGTCCACAGGATGGCAGTCTGCCCGGCGTTATCGCTGACCTCGCGATGGTCGCGGCGTATCTGCTCGACGCATTGCCGCCGCTGGTCGATGGCGGGGGCAATGGGCAGCCAGACTACCGGGCCATTCCCGGCGGGCCGTGGATCGTGCGGCTGTCACTTGATCCGGGGCCAATCACCCGGCAACGGTCGATCATGCTACAGAGTGGCTATCTGGTCGAGATGGAAGACGGGCGCGGGGCGTCATTCTCCGGGCGATTGAAGCCCGCCGGCGTCGCCGGGCCGGATGCAGTGCTAACGTCAGCATGGTACATACCGGAGCATGTGCGGGACTGGGTGCAGGACAATGCCGGGCTATTGATCCGGGATCTGGAAGATGCCGCCGGCGTCTCGATATAGGGGGGTAGCTATGGCATCAGTAGTAGTTCCCGGCGGGCGGTGGACAGTTGGGATTATCGGGCGCGATAGCGTGCGCTGCTATCGCGTCCGGGATGGGGTCGAATTGTGGGGGTTTCTGGTTCGGGGTCGCATTGACTGGGTGGGTGAGGAAATACCGCCGGCATACGTCCGGCGCTTTGCCGAACGGCGGTTCGTTGGTGATCGGGCGGGGGCGTAGCCGTGGCGCATGTGATGATCCCGGCGGCGGCGTTGCCATACCAGGCGGTCGAGAAGTTACGGCGGCGCGGGGCGGCGTCGGGGCTGGGTGGGGGTCTCGTTGACGTTAGGCGGGCTGTACGGGGCGTTTGTGTTGTTGAGGAGTATTCGGTCAGGGGGCGTGATTTTCGACGGCTGCGGGGCCGTGTGCGCGTTCATGGGGCTATGGTGACGGTTGAGACGGTCGAAATGCTGGCTGCTGATGGTCGCTGGGGCGGCTCGGGGACATGGTGGCCGGCTGGGGCCGGCGAGAAGGGGGCGGCGAATGACTAGCGCGGTCATGGAATATGAAGTCAAGCACGGGCGATATTTCACCGGACGAGATCCGCGCTGGGGGCGCGATGTTTCAGCGGCGCGGTGTATCGTCCGAATAGCCGCCCGTCAGGGGCTGGTCAGTGCCGGCAACGTGCGCCGCGTCTACCGGCTCGCCCGAACGATTGCCGACCTTGACGGGCCGCGCCGGGCGAATGTTGGCAGCGGCACGGGCTACGGCACGCGGCGTGTAACTATTGCCGGGCCGGGCGGGCGCATTCTCTCGCACCACATCGCGGAAGCATTGCAATACGAGGAACTAGGCCGGGGCGCTGGACTTGACGGCGGCGGGGTGGCATGGTGTCGGGCGGTTGCCGCCGGCAAGATCGACGAGGGCGCGGGGTTGCTCGCACGGTGTCTGGAAATTGTTGCGGGGATGGATGGGGCAGCGAATGACTAACGCAATCACGGGCGGTGAAGCGGTCGATTTTGTGCGGTTCGTTTATGACGCTGACCGGCGGGCGGATTGGGGCGGAGGCTGGTTTTCGGAGAGTGAAGAGCATTACCGGGAACACGGGCCGGTGTTCCGGGCGCGGGTGGTCAATCCGGGCGGCGTCCGGGATGGTGAACCGTTCCACCCGTTCATTGATCGTGACCCCGCCGGCACGATTTACACGCGCACACCCACCGGGCCGGGCGGCGTGGTCATGGATGTTGACCGGGCGCATTATCGCGTGGTGTTTGAAGGTAAGCGGGACAGTCTCGCCGGCGACCTTATGCGTGTCGAGACGGTTACGCTATCGTGGGATGAATACCGGCGCACCTACGGCGATGCTGATAATTATGTGACACTCGGGGCCGTGGGGTTGCGGCGCTGCGAGTGTTGCGGGGCGGCGCGGGTTGTTGATGCCGTTTGGGGGCTGGATTACTACGTCGGCCCGACGCCGGCAGGGTGTAACCCGTGGAGCGAATTGCCGGACGCTGTAGGGTATGGCGGCGTGGAGCAGCGCGGGCGTGAGTATAGCCGGGATGACATTGGTTGGGTTGCGGACTATTTCGAGTGGCGCGACTGATTGTATCAATAGGTGTATTTTGGTACAATTGCATCGCTGCGGGGTTGCTCGCGGCGGTGCTTTTGTTTTTGGATGGGGGGTGCGGGCTATGCCTGAAAAATGGCCGGACGTGCTGGGGTATACGGTCTACGCGCAGACCACGCCGGACAAGCCGCGGGCGCTGACGTGGTTCTCTGCTGGGAACGAGTCGCGACTCGTTGCATATGTCGAGAACCACGTCAGTATGTATTGCCGTGTTTTCGACCGGTGGCACATGACCGGGGTATACGTCGTGACCGTCACCTTTTACGCTGATGGTACGCGGCGGATTGAAGGGGTCGAGAGTGTCTACCCCGATGATGATAGCGGAGCGCCGTTCCCGCTTGCGCTGGATGCGTTCGCGGCGCTCGGGGTTGTTGATTCTGACATATGGCGATAGGGGGCATGATGGGCAGGGTTTACGGGTTGTTTGATGGCACGGCTACGCGGTCGGTGTTTTTGCCCGGCACGGGGCGCAGTGGGGCTGTCCGGGGTACTGGTCGTTTTGTTGCCGGGCGCGGCGCTGACGGGCGGTTGTGTGCGTGTGACGGCATGGCGCTGGCCTATGTGCCAGAGACGGCGCGGGGCTTTTGGGATGACCGGCGGATAGCCGGGGTTATGGATCTGGTTGGGGCGGGTGGTGTTGGCACGATGGACGCCGGCAGCGGGGCCGTCCCGATGTCGCCGGACGCTATCGACCAGATTGTAAGCGGGTCTTTGCGCGGTGAAGTCGGGGCCGGGGTGGTCATGCCGGACGTTAGCGGGGCTGTCTGGGTTGGACTGGATGGCGGCGCTGCGTGGGGTGAGCGCGGCGCGTGGGTCGATGGCAAGTACGCGGCGCTGCTGGCCGGCGGGCTGGCCGGGTGGACGGCGGACGGGGTGGCTGTGTCGCTGGCTTGCATGAATGATGGCAGCGGGCAGTATAGCCGGGTGATTGTCCGGAGCGTCGAGGATGGCGGCGCGGTCGTGCTGATCGTTGCGGCGATGGTGGGCGTTGAATCTCCAGCGGCGGCCCGCGGTGATGCAGGACAGGGGGCGGAATAGTGGCAACCAGGGTTGACGGGGTGGATAGTTTCGAGACATGGGCGGCGGCTGGCATGCCGGGCTTGCTCGTGACGGTTGAACGCGACCGTGAAGCAGCGCGGGCGTTTTGGGGGCCAGTGCCCACACGGTCGTATTGTATCGACGGTGACGGGCGATTGTGGGCGGCGCTGACCGATGCCGCCCGTACCATGCAACGGTACGGACGCGCTGCAATGATCGAGGATTGTAACGGCGTCGTTGTGAGCGTCCGGCCAGGCGGCATGCTCGGGGCGGTGAATGATGGGCTGGGATGCGGGCTGAACGTACAGGCCGGCGTAGTGCAGGCGCTGGGATTGCGCGGCACCGGTGATGGGCCGGTCGTCGCAGTCGAGACGGGCGATTTTGTGCGGGCGGTGCTATGGGGCGGCGGCAGCGGCGCTCGTTACAAGACGGGCAGCGGGCGGACAATCATCCGGGCTATTCTGGAGCATGGCGACGAGTTGCAGGCCGGAGAGTTGCGGGCCATTTACCGCCGGGCGCGAGAGATAGCCGATGAACGGGGCGCGGGGCGCGGGCTTGAGCCGTGGGAATACCAGGGTATCGACGGTTCAGCACTGATGGGGGCGTATCAGGACGTGACGGAGCAGCGCCGCGGGGCCACAGAAGGGGGGCACGCGGGGCGTTAGGGTGTTGCGTGGGGGTTAGGTCATGTTTGGGGGTTGCGGGGCCGTATGGCCACGTTTTTGTGTGCGTGGGGCTGGGTGGGGTGGGTGCTCGGCGACCAGAACGGGGGCGGGAGTTCGGCGACCAGAACGAGGGGGCGGGGGTTTGGCGACCAGAATCAGATATATCACTTTATCAACATATGATCATATAGTCATAATACGAGATCGTTCCGGAGTGGGTCGGGCGGCGCGATTTTGGATTATGTCTACATGGTGCAGGGGGTGGCGTTTTGGCGTCGGGATAGGGTGGGGTGGATGGGTGGCGGGGTGATGGCGTTCGTTGAAAACGTTCCCGCGCCGCCAGTCGAGCAGAGCGCACCCGACCGACTCAGCAGCGCATCCAAACGACCCATAACCCCGCCCGGCAACCTTGCCGGCGTCGCCGCCTCGATCATCGCCGCCCAGGCCGGCGCGACTCCGAACAGGGCCAGCAATGCCGCACCGGAGCCAATTTCACCGACCCACTTGACACCACATGCGCCCGCGTGTATCCTGCATTTACCGCTTTTGGATACCCCCCTAGGGTAGTTGCGGTAGTAACTACAAACGGGCCCGCAACTACAAAAAAACTACACTTTTTCCCCGTCTGCAAGCCGCAAACGGGGATTTGTAGTTGTGTAGTTGTGACTTTTGGACTTTTCAACTACACCCCTATATAGGGGATATTTTTTCTCTTTTCTCCGGAGTAACCCAAAAAAAGGACAACTACACAACTACAGCCTATTTTTCGTGATTCTGAAGCCAAAATATGTAGTTGCCAGTAACAACTACATAGCAACTACAACAACTACATATGACATCGGCATTTCTGGATTCGATCCCAGAAGGTCAAAAAACCCCATATATAAGGGAAATCCCCCGTGTGGATAACATTATGTCAACGTAGTTGCCGTATTTTTGGTGTAGTTGCGGACGGCAACTACAGCCCAAATACGAGCAACTACACCCAGCCCGCCCATGTGGACGCGCCGCCGGCGCTGGTCTCCGGCTCGATCAGCGGCGAATCGTCCGGACATCAAAAAAGCGGCCCCGACCGGAGCCGCCCCGACATTTTCCCGCCCCCAGGGTTTTCTATCTCCCAGTCCGCGCCCGTGGACGCGCCGCCCGCCCCGGCCCGGCCCCTGCCCGCCGGCCCCCGAGCGCGTCCCGCCAGACTTGACATAAAGCGATCCGGCGATTTGGTTGACATAATAATTTCCGGTGACTGCTTGTCACCTTCAGGTTACATCCGACCGAACCCCGCTCAGGATGCCGGCATGCCGACCGCGAGCGCTCAGGATCGTCTGGGAGCGTCGATCCGACCGAACCCCGCTCAGGATGCCGGCATGCCGACCGCGAGCGCCCAGGATCGCCTGAGAGCGTCGATCCGACCGAACCCCGCTCAGGATGCCGGCATGCCGACCGCGAGCGCTCAGGATCGCCTGAGAGCGTCGATTCAGGCCGGCAGCCGCCTATATGGTAGAGCGCCATAGCTGGCGCGATTTTGAGCATCCGGCAATTATACCAAAATCCGCCGAAATTCGCCGAAATCCCAGCTCGGCCTATATTCACGATTGACACCGTATCACTGCATGCCCTACAATCTACTCATTGATACGTTGAACGCCGGCAGAGACCGGCAGAAAGGGGAACCGAATGTTCCACGCGACAGTAGCCCACATGGACGGCACGCGACAGTATCTAGGTCTCTATCCGACACGAGAGGAGGCAGCAGCGGCAGCGGCAGCAGCGCGGACGCATGACACAGACGCGACGATGATCGTTGCCGAGCAGCAGCGACAGCGAGAGACCCGCCACACAACCCGCCACAATGCGCCGGCACTGTGGGATATGCTGAACCCGAGCCGATAGCCGATTGAATGAAGCGCCGGCGCTGGAATGACCAGCGCCGGCAGGATGGAGGATCAGATGATCGTTACGACCCTAGCACCGACCGCCAGCGACGCGACCGAACTGCTGGAAGCGTGCATAGCCCTACTGGAAAGCGCCGGCCAGATTGACGCCGTGGTAACTCTGGACGTACTGCATATGGACACGATCGACGCACTATGCGCCCGGCAAGGTGTTGTTGCAATGTCATCAGCCCGCGAGTGCATCGAGGACGCGCTAGGCGCAGTCAGTGAGTACGCGCAATCTATCGGAGCAGCATTGACCGTTAGCGCCGGCGAGTACGTCCTGATCGACGCGACCGCCTAGAGATTGGATTATTGCCGCGTTGGAATGACCAGCGCCGGCAGGAAGGAATAGAATCAGATGACAGCCACGAATCAGCCGATCCAGACAATTACCGGAACCCGCGAAGCCCTAGCCGCGCAATGTGTCGAACTGGTAGGAGAAATCCGATTCGCTAACGACAAGTCCCATGACGCCAAACTCATTGAGCGATGCCCTAGCAGGAAATTTCTACTGGGCATTCACGACGGATTGAGTACTGCCCTGACTGGAATCGACGACGACCGCGATATCGCCGACAGAGCCGCGACCATGACCCGCAATGGGCACACCAGACAGTATCTACTAATCGTCAACGATGCCAGCGACCAGAACGCCGACGACCAGAACGCCGGCAACCAGAATCAGAACGCCGGCAACCAGAACGAGACCCCCCAGCCGTACCCTGTCTTGATCGACAGCGCCTATCGCACCAGCGCCGGCCTGGTCGCGGCACTGTTGGACGTACTCGACGACCTGACGCCACCGGACGACCAGACCGCCGACCACATGCGGCAGGAGCTATCGGAGTATGCCGCGATTATCGAACTGGACGATGATGCCACCGACCCCGCGCCAGTGGATGCAGCCCAGGCTATCGAGGAGATGATCCACGACGTATGGCAGCGCATCGGAGACGCCCTGCCGGAGGGTTGGATGCTGGACACTCATGACGGATGTTGGATGATTCACGAATGCGAGTATTGCGCGCTATGTGGTGACGCCTACGCGATAGGGGATGCAAAATATCATGCCGACGAATGCGACGGACTACGCAACTACCCGCACGGCGAGCGCGTCACGACCGCCGGCGACATGATCAGCACGTACCAGGACTCGAGCGGAGAGTACATGCGCATTGACGCCCTTAGCTACTCCGGATTGTCCGGCAGTTATATCGACGTGTCCAATTGTCGCTGGATTCTGAATCATTGCGACTATGCCCGAGAGGTCACCGGAGTCTATGGCAGCGTTCAGGTATTGATTCCAGTCGTTGAATTGATCGAGGATGCCGAGCTTGTCGAGGCAATCCGCGCAATGATCGAGGAATACCCGATCATTGACGAAATGGAAGCCAGCGAGATCGAGCAGGAGATCATCCGCGACGCATGGAGCGCGCACCTAGGCTACGAAATGCTGGTTGACGCCGCCGGCCTATGCGAGGATGCCGGCGACGATGCCGCAGCCGCGGCAGTATGGACAATCGAGGAATCAGCAGCCCAGGCCATCGCGGAGCGCGTCGCCGATGAGATGCAGGAGTACATCGAATACGAATGGTTAGGAGCGTTCGACCCGCGCCCGATATTTTCGGGAGACCTTGAGCCGGAGATTCTAGCGGCGATTGTAGAAGCCGCCCGAGAGAAGGCCGGAGAGACCCGCGCAGCCTAACCCCTGACGCATCGAGGCAACCGCCGGCGGAGTGTCCGCCGGCGGATTTTTTGTGTCTGTTTGGCGCGGAAAAGTGACCCCGAGGTCACAAGGCCGCCCGGAAATTGTCCAAGGGTGGTACTGAATGTCGCCTATATCGACCGCACAAATCCACTAGAAAAAAATCCCGCCACCCTTGTTAGCATCGTAACAACGCTACCTCTCCCTCATCCTCTGCGCCACCAATTCTCCCAGCAACGCCCCTGTGAAACACACCACTGCAACGACACCAAGAACAATAGCCCCCGGCCACCCCTTCCACAGCAGCCCCGAAACGGAACATGTCACCACAAAGCCAGCGGTGAACGCCACTGCACTGCGCATCGTCACTCCTCTCCCCGCAAAACTGCCAACCACAACTCCATAAACGCAATCCTCAACCGGCACATCTCCGCACCAAAGCTACCGCCAACCCCATCCTCCTCAAGCTCGGCCAGCGCCACCCGCTCCCTGGCCAGCGCCGCCTTGATCTCCGCCACTGTCACCGCAGTCCCCAGATACCGCACTCTACTTCAGCCTCACGACGCTATGCTTGGCGATCGACCCCGCCAGTTTGACAAGCCGCCGCTCTTCAAATCCGGCTCGCCCACCAGCCACACTTCGCGCCCCTCCATCTCCGTCCCATTCCACCATACTCACAATGTAACTGCCGGGCGACTGTGGATCCTCCTTAAGTTCCGAGACAACCTCGCCAACCCCATCAATCTGCACCCCGACCGTCATCATTGCCCGCCACCTTTCAGCGCCTCACGGGCGCGATCACCGCGGTCCCTGTCGGCATCACCCGGAGCATACATGGGGTACTCATCCTCGCCGTTCCATGCGTAATCGTCCCACCCCCAGCTCTCCGGATCGGCATAGAACTCCAGCGCCGCCCGCAGCCTCTCATTCTCCGCTGATCGCAGGCTGGCAAGCTCCTCATCGCTCAGGATTCCCACTAAATCCTCCTCGGTTTCCACACTCTCTTGAACACAATCCTCGACCCGCTTACCTCGCACCAGCAGGGCGTGCCTTCCAGATCCTCGACCTTCACCGCCCTGGCGTCCTGAAGGATCTTCTTGATGTCCTCACCATCAGTGAAGACCTGAAGCGCAGCAGTTGCCTCGGTGATAAAGACCGTGAACGACAGACAGGGCACGCCAATGTCCCGCAAGCCGAACTCCACGTCCCGGATAATCCCAATCTGTTCTTCACCCGCCACTATCCCCGCATCCTTCCCATCGAAACCGGCTCAAGATTGCCGCCCTCGGCGCCCTCGCGAACACAAACGAGATCTCCGTCATTGACAAAAACCCCGCCGTTGACATAGGAGTACACCCTCTCGATACGCCCATCCTCTCTGGCCATGAACGCGCCGCGCAAGATAAACCCGTCTCCGGCAACAGTCCACTCGGCACGCCCGTTCTCATCAACAGCCCGTCGCCGATACCACGCTCCTTCCGGCTCGGACAGCACGCCCTCTCCAGGATCAATCACGCTAAGCCCCGCGAAGAATCTCGACCCCTCATTGCTACTCAATGTCGCTAAACCCCCTCCACATGCACCAGCCCGCCCCACCAGTACAGAAGCCAGCGGTCATCAGCAAAAGGTTGTTCTTCGTCGTAGGCTCCACTGTAGCCGCAACGGCAATCAGCAGCATTACCGCAATGACTGTGGAAAACAGCGCCAGCGTTATCAAGATCGAATCCCAGGCATCATTACTCATCTACAGCCAACCCTCTCGCGGCCAGCGCAGTATCGCGAACAGCCCAACTGAAAACCTGGCTGGCCCCTGTCCAGTAATGGTGCCGCCCCTGCTCATCCGGCATGCCGAACTTGAACATGCGGTCACGGGAGTATTCAGACCAGAACTTCAAGACACTCGCCACCTTGCGAAGTTCCTTCAGCCTGCATTCCGGGCACAGCCGCAACTCAACCCACACCAGGTCGGAACTCGACTCCTCCGCATTGTCGCCGTCATCATCCGCCTCCTCATAAAAGACAGGAACAAAACGCGGCACTTCGATCTCCTCCAACTCCCGCGCTAACCACTCCTCGCCGCACTCCTTACAGTTCACGAAGATCTCACTCACCACACACCCGCCCACTTCGTTAGCGCCAGCGAGATCGAGACAATAAGCACGATCCTGGCAATGAGCCAGATGAGCCCCATGCAGCCTGCCGTGATTGCCATGCCGGTCATCTGGTGGTTCATGCGATCGAGCCTGCGATCAAAGTCGTTCATCATCCCTCTTTTCCACAGACTGCCCTTTAAGGGCATCTATATTTACATCCCCGGCAACAGCAACCTTGTGGCCCGCTGCCAGCAACTTCGCAATATAGCCATCGGCAAAATGAATCGGGAAGCATGCCATCGCAACGGCGTCCTGCCCAATCACCCGCGACGATAACTCGACACCAAGCACCTCGCTCACAACCCGAGCATCTTCCTCGCCATAGACCTCGCAGAACTCGCCCAGCGGGAAGGCCAGCAGCACATCAGGGTATTGCCGCTTGATGGATTTGTACTGACGGTACAGTGGCCCTGAACGCTTCTTATCCTTCTTCATGCGCCGCGCCCCTGCCCGTCAGCCAGCCCCACGACCGGCCATCCTTGATCGACTGGACGGCGCCCGGACTGATGCCGAACTCAGCGGCGACGCCGCGTAGCGTCGCCCCTTCCTCGTCAAGCGCGGCGTCGATAGCAAGCACCTGATCCTCGGTAAGCACCGAGCGCCCGTGTGATTCACCGCGCCCGTCGCCCTTCCCCGAGCGCCCATCCTTGCCATGCACGCTCTCGATGTACGCCTCAATGTCGCCGGGCATGACGTAGTGCCTCCCCGCGACCTTGGTTGTAGGAAACAGCCCCCTGCCGGCGTAGCCGGTAAGGACGCGGCGGGAGTAGCCGTATCTCCGCGCCGCCTCATTGATCGTGATCGCCCCGAGCGGAATGTCGGGTGCTTCCTCGCCGGTCAGTCTTGCGATAACAGACTTCTCCACGTCCTCTTCTTCCTGTCATAGTTATTCTCAGCCAACGTCAACGCTGGCATTGTCGAGCCAGTCTGCGAAGTCGGCAGCTTCAGACTGGTCATTGAAAGTCGCGATTGCCTTGAGGGCTCCGTTGGAGACGCGGTACAGCGACAGTTTTTTGTGGTTTGGCAGGGTGCCGACCCCGTAGGTTTCTCCGCTGTGGGTAAACACCTGTCCACCGAGTGTGTGGATCAGTGGCGGCCCACCACTCTCACCGCTAACAGCAAGCCCGTCAAGACTCGAAATGATCCGGTTGGTAATCGCCTCGCTCATCGCATCGGCCTCTTCATCGTCCAGTCCGACTGCTTTCCGGGATTCGCCTACCAGGTCTTCCATCACATCGCTTCTTTCTCGCCCGCCAGGGCCATTGCAATTGCTCGATCGGGGTATCCGTCGCAGACATTCCAGTAAATCTCGCTGAACTGCACGCCACGAATACCCTGCCAGTTGAAGGCTTGCATGGCAGCAGCGCCAGCATCCTTGTCAAACAGCAGCATCTCGGTGAGCGCGACCAGTGCCTCGAGATCGCCTTCAGTGAACGCCTTGATTACCTGAACGGGGTTGCCGGTCATTCCTTCTCCTTGCACGACTAGCGTATACAACACTGTTCAATGCACGGAGTATACCAGAATGTTAGAACTCTAACAAGTCAGGATCGTCTTCCTCGTCGCTATCCTCATCATCCCCGCCATCCCACTCTTCGAGGCCGATCAGGAGCGCCTTGTTATAAACCTCGGCGGTCATCTCCTTGATCTTGTGTCCCGGCACGCCATAGCCTGACCACATCCACTCATACTCGGCCTGCTCGCGGGCGTCATTGTATTCATCGTTGGGAAGGACGCGGACAGCATTGAACTCGTCGCTGAAGAAAGCATTGAGGACTTTCAGGATGACATCCTCCTCGAGGCCCGTCATCTTCGCCAGCGTCGCCAGGTGCAGCGCATCCCGCGTGTGGACACTCATCAGGTCGATGTCACGCAGCATGCGGGCGACGACCGGGGCAATGCCGATCTTGGGGGTGCCGGCTGCTGAATTGGCGGTCTGAATCCGGCTGAGGGCGTTATCGCGCCCCATGGTGACGTTTTCGGTGGCAATGACATCCACTTTTCTGACTCGCTCCCTACGATTGGGGTCGTAGCGTTGCATGAAGCGGGAGAAAGTTGTCGGATAGAGTTTTTCGGGGTAGAGCAGGGGCACGTACTCGCTGTTATGCTCGCGCACGGGCGGGCGCTCCTTTGCGGTGTCGGGGCGGATGGGGTGATCGACCTGAAACTGGTCAAAAAAGTCTTCCTCGCCGGGCTTCAGCACATGTGCTGGTGTGGGCCGGGCGAAAGTGCGCATGGGCGGCTCGCGGTCAACCCACGGCGCGGAGCCGCGCCGGTTCCCCTTGGGTGTTGGCCCCGGCCCTATCTTCTTGTAAGGAGGCACGTTCCTGCTTTCTAGGAGATATGGTACAGCCAGACGATGCGCGGCAGTGCCACCATCACATCCGGCCAATCCCCACCTTCAACAAATGCCGCAATCTGGCAGATGGCCCCATTCCGCTGGCCGGGCACAATCACTGCCGGCTCATCGTCATAGAGTTGCGGCGTATCAGTCATCAACCGCCAGCCGTCGTCGATACTACCAGACGCCGGGCCGGTCGCCTGTTCGTATTCATTCATCACCCGAAAGTAGAGCGACACACCCTCCGGCAGGTCGCCGGCGTGATAGATGCTCCGGTTGCGTATCGCGCTGCCAGCCCCTGCCCATTCAGTGCCAACATAGAGATAGGTACTGCGCGGCCACGACCATCCACCCGGCTGAACGCCACTCCCTGCACCCAGCGGGTCGTCACCCTGGTCGAAGTAGAATAATCTGTCATCAACAGGCTGGAGGTGCGAGGACTCCAGGCCGCCAGTACTCACAAATGCACTGATGTCAGAGCGATCTTCCGGCTCAATGCCGGATCTTGCCTGAGCCCGTGCGCCGCTCACAATGCCGCTGCTCGCCTCAAGCGCTACCCAGTTGGTCGTTTCGGCAATCGCGCTTTCCGACCACTCCGATTGATAGGCCGGCGTCCATGCTCGCGCCTGGTAGGCGTACATCGCCCCCTGCTCAAGATCATCATGGATAAAGGGCACGGCGACATTCTCAACAACTGTCCACTCATTGCCATTGACCGACCAGCGCAGGTCATGGCGACCGATCGCAGGAACCGGCCCCCACGAAACAGCAATGCGAGCATGGTCTTCGTTGATAGCCAGGATACCCTGCGGCTCCGGGATATGGAACGGTGGCAAGTCGCCATCCGTGCCAATGCCAATGGCATCGTAGCGCATGGGTGAAGCGGCCTGGGTGTTAGCGAATCCGGCAAAGCCGCTATTGTGATCGCTGTTGCTGCCGGAAAGCTGCCACTCTGGCTCAGCAGCATTGAGCGGCCACCATTTTGCGCGGATGGTGCTGCCTTCAGATTGGGCTCGCAGAAAGAATGGATCGTTAGCGCCGCTAAAGCTGAACGAGGCTGCCTGCGCAACGGTTGAAAACGAACCGTTTACAACGCTTTGGATGCGCAGCCGCCCCTCGAAGGTGGTCCGGTCAATGTGAACAACATAGCCATTCCAGTTTTCGCCATCAGCCGATCCGCGTAAAATAATGCCCATGCGCGGAGTACCAAGCCCGTCCTGGAAGCGCATCAGGCATACGACATCAAGGGTTTCCGCTTCGCCAGCAGCGTCAATGCTGGCGACTTTCCATACACTTCCGCTTGGCTGGTCGTTGGCGACAATGCGGTTATCGAGAGACAGGGCATTGGCCTGCACGGTCCACTGTGCGCCAGTAACAACTTGTGGAGTAACGCCGCTGGCTGCTTGGTCAACGGCGTCATCCGCAAACGTTCGTAAAACTTGCATGACAGATTACTTCTCAAACCCGCCGGAGCCGAGTGCGGCGAGAACAGCCGCGGCAGCAGCGCGGACAGCGCCAGCCAGCAGGCCGACGCCCCAGACACGATAATCGGTAATCAGATCGACATCAAACTGCGACAGTGCAATCAGCACCGGGGTGAGCGTGGCAACGATAATTCCCCAGATCAATTCCTGGGAAACCTTGAACGCATAGCCGCTCTTTTCCTTCTCTGTCATTCTCATTTTCTCCAATTCCAGCATCTGCTCTCGCAGGTGTTCCAGCGACGCCTCTGCGCCACTGGTATCAGCGGTGACTTCGATCTGGACATGGCCAAGGTTATTTGGCATGCAACGCTCCTCTACAGCGGCAATCGGCGACCGAAGCGATAGTATGGTGCAGGCATGTTACCAAAATCCTGCATCCATGCTTCAGCCAGAACATTCTCAAACTCCTGGGTATACACACGCTTGCCGCCGACTATCGTCAGGCGCATGCCACTGAGTGGGTAGCCCAGCCGAGGGACGCCGCCCATTTCCCGGAAGAAATCGAGCATGCGCACGTCATCACCATCCTCGGTGATCGTATTGACAACCCAGACAGCGTTATCATCGAGAATGAACATCTCGGCGTTGGGGTCTGGCGGTCGCACAGTCGAAGCGTTGACAAGGCGCAAAAACTCTTCCCAGCGCCCTGCCCGCAGGCGTGCCGGGCAGTTTTTCCCTGAGCAGCCGTGGTGCTGCCCGATCTTGCCGTTCGTTTCCGGGGCGTAGTTCCAGAGGAACTGCACGACCTTGGCGGCATTGGCCATCGTCTTGTTGAAATCACCATCCTCGTTGATGCACATCTCGATGCCCCAGCGGCTGTGGTTACAGGCCGTATTGCCCGCATGCCACGCGCCCTCATTGAGGGGCAGGTGCTGAATGGCCTCTTTATCGTCAACGGTGATGTGCCAGGCGACGTTCTCCGAGCCGCCGCCATTGCGCAGGAACTGGCGGTGCATCTCGGCGTTTGCGCCCCGGTTGATGTTGCCGGTGTCGTGGATGAGCGGCCCGGCATAACTGTTCATTGTCAGCCGCTTGCGGTTGACGTTCGTCGTCGGCAGAATATCAACCCGGAACGGCACGCCGTTCAGGTTGTCGCCCTGGATGATCGGGTTCATAACTGGCTCCTGAAATGTTGCAGCGAACGTCAACAGGCGGTTCCCGAGCGAGATGCACCCCTGTCCGTATGTGGTTCCAGGGCTCGCCCAGCGGCCATTGAGCCCAGTCCAGAGCGGCGCGACACCAACCCAGCCAGCGTTTTTCACTGCCTGATAACGCGGCGTGTCTTTCGTCCACGGGCCTTCGCCAACGGCGTAAGTCAGTAGATGTGCGACGTGGGCTCGCACGCCGAGCGTTACTGTATCGAACCAGTGGGCGAGGTCAGGATTCGAGTTGATAGCCCCTATACCCCCTGGGTTATTGCGTTCGCGGGCGTACTTTGACTGCCATGCAGCGGTCTCGTTAACGATTTGCCCGGCTGTGATGTCGTGATTGACGATGATGCCCTGGTCTGCATAACGCCGACACTCATTGATGATAGCCGTGCCAAGGTCGTCCGGCGGGGCTTTGTACTTCTTGTCGGGCGCATAGCCCGGTGCATAGCCGGGCCCGAGAGCGATGAACCACGCCTGAATAGCGGCTGCTGACGCCTGCCCCCGGCCGATGATTGGCGCGGTGTTGGAATAGATCACCTTGCAACCGTCACGTTCCCCAGTATCCAGATCAGCAACACGATGATAAGCAGGATGCCGACAATAGTCCAGATCAGGTGATTCAGCGGTGGCATAGAGCCTCCTAGTGGTTGTTGTTATGCCGCTCCCAGATAACCATCACGATGATACCAACCAGCGCCACGGCGTTGAAAAAGGTGAGCCAGGCATTATCAGCAATGGACGGCGGCTCCCAGAAGGCTTCATTGAGCCAGTAGAACGCACGCCTGCCGAGATAGATCGAGACGATGGCCAGAAAGGCAGAGGTCGCCGGCTCGCGGCGGCGAAGCAGGTGGTAAACAGCGCCGACGAGCAGCGCGGCTGAGGCAAAGGCAAGAAGAATCGCGTTTGCAATCTCAATCATGGAAGTCGGCAATCACTTGTTTCGAGATACGAACCTGGCGGTGGAGGTGGATGCAGAGGCGCATGCCGGTGGCGGCAATGACGATGGCTTGCAGCAGGGTGATTGGCTGCCACCACCACTCCGCCCGCAGGTCGAAGCCAAAGAGCAGCCGGCAAATGTAGTACACGTCCAGCCGGAACGCCAGCGCGGAGATCGCCAACGCGAACGGCCCCAGCAACCTCCCGCTCCCCCGTGTGGCCATGCCGTTCCAGCGCCACGCCTGCACGGCAATATAGAGTAGCTGCATTGCGGCGACGTGATAGGCGATCATCATAAGCACGACCATTAAGAGCCCCATATCTGGAATGCGATCGTGACAAGCCCGAAAACGACAAACAGGCCAAAACTGATGATTGAAATTACCCAGTTGCTTGTTTCCCGACCAGCCTTCCCCTGGTGATCCATGCGTCGCCTCAACGCCAGTTCGATCCGATCCTCAAGTCCGCCCTCAAGACCGTTCAGGCGATTGATGATCGTCGTCTGGCTGCTGGATATAACAGCAACCTCCTGGCTAACGCTCCTGAGTTGCCGCTTGATGTCGGCGATGTCATTCTGCGGTATATCCATAGCCAGGCTTATCCTCTTATTATGTCATGCAACCCGAACCCATTATAGCTTGACTACTGCCGCTCGCGCCGCCTTCTCCGGCGATCTTCGGCTTCCCGCTGGCGGCGCTCGCGGCGCACCTGCCGGGCCATTGACTGCTCTTCCGGCGGGCGCACGACCGGCGGCTGGCCGCGCTGCAAGGCGGCGATCACTCGCGGGTCGTCCGGGAAGACGGGCTGGACGGAAAGCTCCTGCTCGTTCATGTCACTCCTGATCGTTCGCGACAGGACATGCGACACGCCGCTAAGACCGGCAACGCCCGCCTGCGAGAAGAGCGTCGGGAAGCGATCGCCTTCACGCAGCCGGTCGAGCAGCGGTACATCGCCATCAGTCAGGAACCCGCTACCTGGGCCGATATAGCGTTCGCCATAGCGCAGGGCGAACTGGTACTCAATCAGCACCTGGGCAATGAGGTCGAGGTCGTATTCATAGTCGATCCCAAAGTCATACTGGTGATCGACAATTGCGTAGTCGATGTCCGGCACATAGTGGTTGACGAAGGTGTAGTCGATCTCCTCCGCCACTCGCGCCCAGTTGCTCGTCGCGTACATCAGGGCACGAGCGCCAAGGATCAGGCTGCCGCGAGTGCGCGGCGGCGGCGTGATGGCTGCTGCACCTGCCAGCATAATGCCCGAGCGCGGGCGGAAGGATCGAATGACCGGAGCGTTCAGGCCATAGGTTCCGACGCCAACAGCATCCAGATAGATTGGCTCAGACCCTTGCAGGTTGTGATAACCAACAAAGCCGTTCTGGTAGTCGATGTCAGTGGCTTCGAGATGCCAGAAATCAGGCTCCGGAGCATAGGCTGACCACCACTTCGCCCTCAGTGTCGCGCCCTCGGCGCGGAAACGGATGTAGTGCGGCCCGACACCTGCCGTAAATGAACTGATCGGTGTTTGCGTCAGCAGTACCTGGGTATTGGCTCCCACAAACGCCTCGGGAATGTACTTGCCGATTACCAGCCGGGATTCCCAGCTTTCCCAGTTGATACGGGCGAAATAACCAACCCGCTGACCGTTGATAACACGACCGCGCAGCACGACACCCGACTGTGGGCCATCGTCCTGACCACTGAAATACTGAAGCACTGACACTTCGGCGTCATCTGGCCGTCCAAAGGTGTCGAGCGAGATGAAGTTGCGATCGCTGATCGACGAGGCGTCATTGGCGATACCCCGGCGGCTGCCATCATCGACAACATTCCATGTCGATTCCGACCAACGCTCGGTCATGCCTGCCGGCGGCTGCCCTGTAGCTTCATTGTCGAACGTGCGCAGCATCTGGCGCGGTGGTGGCGGGACATGCTCAAACGCCACCCAGAGGATCTGAACCTGGATCGTCGGCCCGGAAGATGTGCTTGAGGAAACAGTGAACCCGTTATCGCCAATGCTTGTAAGCGAAGACTGGCGAATAATGCCATCGTCGGTAGGTGCTGCGTAGATAATGCCCTGCTGCTGCGCCCTGTTTCCATAAGTGTCCGCGTCCCACTGCTCGGGCTGGCCAATTCTGGTAGCCATCACTCGCTGGCGAGTGATTGGCAGACTGGCGAGGCCAATGCTGGATGCTGCACTGGAGGGCTGGATCGCACCGCCCGTGAACTGGATGTGCGACGAGGCGAAGAGTAGCACGCCCGGCTTGAAGGGGATGCCGCTAATGTTATTGACGCCAGTCGCATTGCGGCCAAAGTTGCGCATGTAGGCCCGCACCTTGCTGATGGCAAGGTAGGGGATGGTAACGCCGGGTTCACTCGATGTGACATCGAGAACAAAGCCGTCCGCATTGACGGACTCAACCGCGGCGCTCAGCCTGCCGTAGGAGGGGCCGTCGCCGGTAAAGAGGTCGATTGAATGGTCAACGCTGTGGATCGAGCCGCCGCCCGGTGCTGGGCTTTCCTCAGTCGTTATGCGTGTCCGGCTGCTGATGCTGATATTTGACCGGGCAACACTGCCCGGCTCATTGTAAAAGAAGCCTATGCCGTGATTTGCGCCACTGCTCGACGTTTCAGGGCTGCCCGTCCAGATGAACGAAATGAATGACGGTTCAAAACCGACACTATCTACGACCGGCGAGTTTGACGAGTTCCATGTGCCGGTTGTCGCTTCCATGTCACCGCCAAAGGCGATGTACTCAATGATGTAAGGAATTGAATTGTCGTTCGTCTCCCAGTTGAGGGTGAACCCAAACTCGTCGAACGATGCAACGTCGCACTCGGCAAGAATGTCGCCATTTACATTGATCGCTGCAAACAGGCTGTCTCGCTGGCGGCGATAGTAGCTTCGCCCACCTCCCGAGACCCCGTGCTGCCCGGCTGTGGTCGCGCAATAACTCTCACCCGGCCCGGAGCTGATGCCATAGACGTTGAAGACATTGCCGAGCAAGCTGTTGCCGGATTCCGGTAAGCAGATTGAATGAATCCAGAGCGCCTTTGGGCGGAAGCCGATGTCGTCCAGCGATTGAAGCCCGGTGCCATCAGTCTTCTTGGTGAAGAAGCCGCGCTTGACGTAGACGCCTTCCGGCCAGACTTCCTCAACATGCGCAGCAGCCCGCCCGCCAAACACAATGCCAGCACGAGTGCTTTCCTCAGCAATAGCCCGAACCTGCGCCCTCGCACCCAGCAGCGTGCCTGCGGAGAGGCTGAGTCGCTTCGTGCCAAAAACGCTAACCTGCGCACGAGCGCCCAGGAGCACCCCTGAGAGCGATTCGAGGCTGTGGATGGGTATTGACCGTGCTGCGGCCCTTGCGCCCAGCAGCGCCCCGTTACGGGCTTCCAGTGCCTTACTGAGAGCTATGCGGGCGCGTGCGCCCAGTAGGATACCGGCGCGGCTGTCAAGCGATGGCAGTTTGACTTTGGCAGCAGCACGCCCGCCAAACAGCAGGCCGCCACGCGATTCAAGATCCCTGACAAGTGACATCCGGGCGCGAGCGCCGAGCAAGATCCCATTGCGGGCATCCAGCGAGTGTTCAGCAATAGACCGCGCCTGCGCCCGTGCGCCGAGCACGATCCCGGCTTCAAGAGCAAGCAACTGCCGGATATGAACACGCGCTCGTGCGCCAAGAATGAGGCCACTGTGATTATCAAGCGACCTCGGTACGCGCATCGCAGCGCGAGCGCCGAGAATGAGACCGGCTTTGGCTTCGAGGCCAACGGCTGGCGGGCCGCCACCCGTCGTGGTTGCCGACGCGCTGCCAGACCAGTCGCCAGTAAATGCACCTAACCGAACCCGTGCCTGGTAGTAGTAGGTGGTGCTGGGTGTCAGGTCGGTGTGCTCGTAGGGGCTGTCTACATCTGTGAGCGTCGTCCATGTGGCATTGTCCGTAGACCAACGCAAGTCGTGCTCGGCATTAGCATGCGGCACTTCGTTGAACGTGATGTCGATCTGCTCGGCATCAACGGCAACAGGGTCAGGGGTAATCGTCGGCAGCAGCATCGGTGCCGGGTCGCCGGATGTACCAACCCCAATAGCATCAAGCCTGATTGCCTGTGACGTACTGACCTGGGTATTGGCGTATGCGATCCAACCGCTGCTATAGGTGGTGTCATTACTGGAAATAGTCCACGAGCCTGGCTCATTGTCCTGTGCTCGCCACCATTTCGCCCTGATGGCCGTGCCGTTGTGTTGAATCCGGATGTAGAACAGGTCGTTCCCGCCGTTGAACGAGAATGACGCAGCGTTTGCCAGCGCCGTCAGGGACCCATTGTCCCACCTGCCGAGTCGCAACCGGCTCTGGGTCGCTGAATTGTCGAGGTAGGCCATATAGCCGGACTGTGAGTCGGCTGCGCCACTGCCATGAATGATTACGCCGGTTCGTGGTGAGCCGGTGGACCCACCAAAGCGGGTCAGAATCAGTGCCTCGACGACACCACTTGGCGAACCCGCTCCGTCGAAACTAAGGATCTTCCAGGTGCTTTGCGATGAGCGATCGTTGACAATGACCCGGTTGTCGAGAGATGACCCGTCCGTTTCGACCGTCCACGTAGCTCCGGTATCCGCCCGCAGCGTGGTATCAGCAGGAGCTACTCCTGTTGTCTCGCCGGCAAATGATCGGAACCACGGGGCGTCCGTCCTGGCCCTTGCACGAGCGCCCAGCACAACCTTGCCCTTGGCGACAACATTGTCACGAATAACAATCGCACCGGCACTCCAGAGGCGGCTCGTGTCGAGACTGACGTTGTAGGTCTGTGCCGACAGCCCGGTGACGATCTTCTCTTGTCCACCGACAACCGACCTGGCCGACCCGCTGGCCTGTCCGCTTGATCCGTAGGTGGACCACGAGCCGTCAACCGTGTCGCTGTCGCCGGTGACGCTGGCCGTATTCTGGTGGCCGATTGCCCCGATCACCAGTTGCCCGGTCGCGGTCGGCTGGACAGACCCGGATGATGGCGACGTGGACGTGGACCCGGCGCTCGAGGAATCCACGATGCGACCGGGTGAGAGGTCCGCCCCCGTGACGTAGTGCGCTCTCGCGACCATGGTGGAGATACTGCCGCTGCCGCTATTGCCATGATCCAGAGTGATGGTGTCACCCGGTTGCAGGGCGGTTGTGATCACGCCGGTGGCGATTCGCAGCCGGGTATTCCCGGAGTGGCTCTGGTTGATATGCGTGGTGTAGCTATTGCCCCGGCTGTCGGAGATGTCAGCATCCGGACGGAAAGTTGACCCGACATAGTGGACACGGATGATGACCAGCGCACCGGCAGGTACGCCCCCGGCGGGCACGGTGAGGGTGAGCAGGGTACTGGACCCTACGCCCGCCGAGTCGATAAATGTCAGTGCGCTGATCGCCACGGTTTAGCTACCTTCGTCCATCAGATACGCACCGGAACCGAACAGCTCCAGCACCCCATCCGCAAACCGCAGCGTGCTGCCTCGCCCCTCGTTCATTCTGGCAGGCATGATGCTGGCCTTTCACTAAACAGGCGCACTAAAAGTGCGCCTGTGCTGACTGGCGGATTGTGGCAGGCGCGGTCTTATTAACTCTGGTCCATTGGATATGCGCCGCTGGCGAAGATTTCCAGCGCCTCGGGGTCAATGACCACAAGGTCATTCTCGCTGAATGGGACCGGGTTGATAAGCTGGACGTTTTTCACCCACGTGTCGTATGAGGCGGTGCCCTGCCAGCCGGAGAGCCAGGTTGCCGTGCCAGCAGCCACAGCGCTGCCGAACACAAGCTGGTTGACGTTGGCGCGAAACCTGCCGCCATACTCTGCGGTGGCGGTGTCTTCGGCAATTGCCGTCCAGCTTGCCGTGCCGGCAGCCGTTACCACCTGGTCGAACCCGGCAATCGGGAAGGCTGTCCCGCCCTCGCCAGGGTCGCCACTGTGGACGAGCCATTCGGTATCAGTTTCGGTTATCAGGTCAACAACAGCCTCGGCAACGGCTGCGCTGATGCGGCTAACACTCATGGTTCACCCTCCTAATCGTCGTCAATGACATCAGTTTCACTGGTTCCGCCATAGGCCCGGAAGCGGAAGTTTCCGGTTGGCAGCAGTACCGTCATTCCGACCGCTGTCTGGATCGGAACCGCCAGCGGGCGTGTGGCCAGTGCCGTCCCTCCGCTCTCGTCAGACCACAGGGCAGTCCAGCGCAATAGCTCGGCAGCACTTGACTGGCCGAAGTTGACGGTCGTGCCTGAGGTAGCCATCCGGCCACCGAGCGGATGGTCGTCATAGAGGTCATCCCAGAGCGCCGTCCCGATTGGCTGGCGGTTGAGGCCGGTACATTCGTGCAGGCCGGACACGCCCTCGGGATCGGCTGTGTGGAAAGCCAGCCAGTATTGCTGCCCGGTCGCTACGTCGAGCATGGGGTCGAGCAAACTGGCGTGAACGTAGGACATCGCCGCCTCCTAGCTGATGCGGTCGATCACCGCACGGTGATTGAGTATACGATGTTGGTGGTCAACATAAACACTGGCGCTGGATGAAATCCGAAAGGGCTTCATCCGCAACCTGAAATCACCGTTCACCGGAACAATCTTCCTCGGCGCTGGCTTGCGGCGGATGTCGATCGCCACATCCCAGAGCGGATTCTCGACCAGCAGAAACGCCGACGAGCTGAAACCGATCCAGTTGCGGCCAACATACGGCGTGGCATCTGGCATGAACTGGGGGAAATCCTGCCAGCCCCAGAACACTTCCGGGCGCTGCTGTATGGAGAAGACAAGGCCAACCCAGTCATGGTTCTCGATCCAGAACTGCCAGTTGTTGAGCGGGATAGTAATGTCGGTTTCGCTGATATTTACTTCACTGTTTGGCTCAACATATTCCAGCATGTCAAATGATGCCGCGCCATCAATGCCTTCCCCGTCGCCGGTAAACGGCCATTGTGCGGCTTTTTCAAGGAAAATGCTATTGAGCGGCAGTTCCGGGTCGTAGATATTTTCCTGGTCAAAGGCTGGCAGTTGACCCTGCCTGCCGCCAACCCAGTCAATGTCAATTGTCGTGGCATTGCCCCAGATGTGCCCACTTTCGGCAAGAAGGTTCGGCGCTGACAACTGGCCTTCCGGGATGCTGAATATCCAGCCGCCGGCATTACCCTCGCTGAAATGCAGGTAGAGATTGCAGTGCGGCATGGCTTCAACATCGGCATTGCGCGTGTCGAACACCCACATCGCCATGCTTCGACTGAACATTCCCGGCCATGCCGGCGGCGGAGAGCCGGGAGAGAGCGGAAACCCACTACCGCCTGGCCCTGGTACGAAAGGGTAACTCCATGCACTGTTGACCCAGCCAATTTGCGCGGTCGCGCCACTTACGCCCGCAGGGGCAAGTGGCGGAGGCCACGCGGCAGGATTAATCTGGTCTCCGCTCGACTCTGAGGTGATCGTGCGGTTATAGCGCCCGAAGTTCATCGCCACGGCATAGCGGTTTGAATAGGCGATTGGCGGAATCTCGCTCATGCCGTCAGCCTCACCTTCAACTGGCCCGGCTGCACAATCACGGTGTCACCAATGTCAATCCATTCATTCCCGGCAATCGGGGAGGCATCATACATGCGGTTGTTGATCCAGATAGCCGAGAACGCTGCCGGGCCGGACGCCTGTGCTTCCATCGAAACGGTCATGGTGTTTGTCATCTCTGTCGGCCCGGCATCAATCAGCATATCTCGGCCAATCAGTTCCGAGCGGCAGATCAAGCCAGCCTGCCCGTCAGTAGGATAAGCCGTGTGGACACTGATTTGCACGCCCGCGCCAACCACAATGCGCAGCAAGCCCTCGATCAGGCGCGGGTCGATGGTGTTATCCACGGCTACACCTGCTCAGTCTTCTGCGATGGCCAGAGATTCGGCTGCGCCTCGCGGCGCACGGAGAATCGCCTGCCACTGGGCTCGATTTCGATGTTCTCACCGATGCGGTCAAAGAGCGGCAGCGGCTGCAATTCCGGCAGCAACTTACCGTCGTCGAAGAACCACTCCGGATGGTAGATCCCGGTGCGCTCACCCCAGTGGAAGCGCAGGCGGTCGTCGATCCACCATATCTGCTGGGTCTCGTTGGTGAGTTCAGTCAGCACGTCAAGGATCGACTGCCCGTCAAAGATAATCTCACGCACCAGCGGCGGCATGAAAAGATAGGTCCCATGTGCGATCGAGACCGGCGCAATGCCACTCACGCCATCACGGATAGCGGCGCGGGCGATAGTCGCTGCTGGCATGTGCCGGAAGATTTTCCCGGTGCCGACAAAGCGGATTTCCATCCAGCGCTCCGGGCCGTAGACGGTCAGCTCAGCGCCAAAATCAACCCAGCGCGGCTGGTCGGCAACGCCTTTGAGCGTTCCCTTGTCGGTGAAGACCGTGACCGGGAATCCGCCCTCTTCGCGCAGCAGGTCGCTATCCCAGGCAATGCTGCTCCGCGGAATAAACAACTGCGCCTCGCTGAACGTGCGCTCGGACGACGCGGCTTTCGAGATCTCGCCGTCGCAAATAAACGACTCGGCACGCCCGCTGCGACCGCGTATGGTTGCAAGGAAGCTCACAGTGCGATCTTTCGATGATATTCCCAAAGCACGTCCGCCGTGCCAATGTTGCCATTGACTGCCCATGCGTTCGGTTCTGCCGGGTTGAGAGTGATGAGGTTGCTTCCAGCCGACGGGTAAATGCCGCCATAATACTGGCCAACGCCTGAAACCGGTCGCATTGAGCCGTTCTCCATGTTGAGACTGATCCCCGGCTCATCAACCAGCACCTGATCGAACAGCAAGCCCTCGCCGGTCGCAAGGTTGTACAGCCCGCCATTGATAACCCTGGCCGGCACGGCCTCGCTCAGGTCAATATCCGGCACGCGGTTGGTATTGAGATGGATCGTTGGCGTTGATGTCACGCGCAAAGATCCCCAGTTGGCGTAGGCGTGCTGCGCAGAGAGCGGTTCCAGCCGGATAGCAACCTGCATGGCCCCGGAAATATCAAGGCTGGGGATCGTGTAGTGGTGCGAGTTACCCCCATCGTTGGATGTCAGCACTTCCGACCATGCCGTGTGCCAGTGTGGACTGTCGCGGCGCAGGTAGGCGATCGTCACCCGCGCCTGGCCGTGGACGGCATAGGGTAGCAGGTGGGCTGTTTCCGGGCTCTGGTCGAACGGCAGCAACGTATCCGGGTCAACCCAGATCGACTCCCAGATAATGCCGCGAGTATCAGGGCTGTTAGCAGGCCCGCTCGACGAACTGCTGCTGCCACTGCTCGATATATACGACTGCAAATGCAGGGCAAATGGATCCCACGCAGGCTCCGGGAACGACCCGCTTGATGAAGACGAGCTGGACACGGTGCTAGCCCGCGGTTGGACTGACATGCCGATTGTCGGAATGTTGAAGTCGCCCTGGCCGAAGTTGATGTAGATATAGTTCCCGGAAACCCAGACCGGGAAGTTTGGGAAATACTTCCGGAACATAGCGATAAAGTTGTTGCGGCTTGCCAGGACATAGTTGTGCCATGATGTTGTTGATCTGGACGACGACCTGCTCTCCGACATCCCGTTTTCGTATGTCCTCGTACTGTTACTGCTTCCCGAGGACTGTGTTGAATAGGTGTACGGGAATGTTGTTGGCCCCAGCGTCCATGTTGCGTAGTGATCTCCAACGTTCGGGCCAACGTACATGTAGCAACGCATGACGCGCTGCCCCCATGCGTTGCTGGCCCCGGTATTGGCAGCCTCCTGAAATCCGGTATCGACTTCCAGTTCCAGCCCGGTCATCAGCGTCGCCTCGACCGGAAGCATCATCGTGAGCGAATCAACATCGTTCGGAAATGACTCCTGGCCCTCGCCAACCCCAACATTGTCATCACGCAGTTTGAGTTCGCCACCATCCATGCCGAAGGTATAGCGGCGGCGCTGCTGGTGGTCGCCGGTCACGACCGGCATCCATGCCAGGGCTGCCGAAACGCCGTTATCCGATGCGACGCTGGTATCGACCTGATAGCGCCAGTTGCCAATATCTGCATCCAGCGCAACGCCAAACGTCTCCAACGTATCCGCCCAGGCGCTGCCGTCAATAGCAGCACCCATGTGGATGTCAATAAACGTCGGCAGACTCTCGGCCTGCACGCCCACCCGGAAGAAGAGCCGCGAGCCAACTTTGGCGAACGGCTGTGGCTGGTTCTCAAAATGGATGATGTAGTTTTCGGCAGGCAGGTCGTCCACAGCCGGAGTGATAGCCATGAGCAGAGATGCCACGCCGTGCCCCGTGCGGTCAGTCACCGTCAGCATCTGCCGGAAGCAGGGGTCTCCAGTGTTCTCGCCGAGCGTGACCGTTGGCCGCGCCGGCGCGTTGCCGCCAACGGTGATCGGGTTGTCGCTGGTGCTGGTTGCGTCTTTTTCGCGCCAGATCGGGTCAGCAAGCTCGAACGTGCCATTCCACTCACCGAACGTGATTTCACCGAACGATGTAATGACCGCCTTGTTGGTGAGCGTGACGCTGGGCGCGTGTGGGAGATGGCCTTCCAGCACCACTTCCTCGCCGGTTGGCTGGAAGATGCCGTAGACGGTATTACTGAACGTCGGGCGGTTATCCTGCGTTACACCGCCACTAATCATATAGACAACAAAATCCTGCTCAAGCGGATCGTAAGTCACGCCCTCGCGCATTGGCGGCAGGCCGGAGCGCGGGCGCATGGTCGTTGACAGGGTGATTGGCTGTGGAGGAGCGTTCTCCTCCTCCTTGAACATGACCATGATCCCGGTTGTGCCGGTGTTTATATCCGTTGATCCAACCTTGGTAATGTTCATAGTCGCCTACATGTTTTTCTTGTACACGGCGTCAATCTCTTCGCGAATCGTCTTCTTCAGTTCGCGGTGGTCAAGCTGGACGCTGATATTATTGGTGATCGTGATTCCCTGCATTCCACGCTCAAGGTTCTCGCCAATGGCAAGCGCCAGTTCGCGAACTTCCGAGTCTCCGCTGAGGATACTGTAATCAACCGGCATCATCGGCGCAACTGGCAAGTTGACATATTGGCTCCAGTCGATGTCGGCAGCAATAATCCCGGCAACGACACCCTGCGCGTAGGCGCGACCGTCAATCTCGCCGGCGTCGTACATCTCGTTGGTTGGCGGCAAGAAGTCTTCCGGGCCAAGTGTCGGAATATCAATCTCCGGCAACTCTTCCAGAGCCTTGCGCTGCTCTTCCTGCAAATCCCTGAGATACTTGTGCGGGTCAAAGGCAATGTACGGATTCTTCGCATAGTGGTCTTTACGGGCCTGCCCGAGGTCAATGGCAGCAGAACTGCCTGGATCGGCAACCTGGCGGATGATGTCGTGCATATCCTTGTACGACTGCGCTGCCTCCATGTTGCCTTCGAGAACGGCTTTCAGGTACTTGTCACGATAATCCGAAGCAAGGTCGCTCAGCACGGAATTGGCAACGCCGGGCATCGACTCCATGAAGTCCATGAAATCTTCCATGCTGAGCCGGCCTTCGGTCACGGCCTGAATAATGCTGTCAAACGTGCCGCTGGCGCTTTCAGGATTATCGCCAAGCAGTGTTGCTCTCACATCACCCTGGATCATCCCCAGATGCTCGGGCTGGATCGTGATTGAGGAAAGCACGCGCTCAACGGCTTCCGGCGTCAGGATCTTCTCAAGCTCATCAATGAACTGCTGGCCGCCGATCCGGGCAAGCTCCTGCAACTGCCCTTGGTCGTACATACCCAGCGCCGCACCCATCGCAACATCAGCCCAGAACTCCCTGGCCTGGTCAACGAGTTTGTCACGCTCTTCAACCCATGGGGCAATGATGTCCAGCGAGACGCCGCGAGCGGTGGCAATCTCGATCTTCTTGTTCAGGTCTTCAATCTCTTTGACGATCTTCTCAGCACCTGACGACCCGGAGAGGACATCTCCGAGGCGGTCAAACATCTGTTCGCCAATCTGGGCAGCGGCGAACTCTTCCAGCATGCCCTCAACGATTGGCGTGGCCATGATGACGCCGAGACTTTCAAGCTGAGCGGAAATAGCATCGGCCTCGGCTGCATAGATCGCTGCCAGTTCCGGCATCCCCGCCTGCTCGGCAGCGATGGCCATGTTGGTGGCATGTGTCAGGTCTTCGGCCAGCTTCTTGCCAACGTCGCCACTGACAATGCCGGGCAGATCCCGGAAGAGTTCATCAAAGGCGTCGGCGACCTTCTGCCGCTCGATCTCCTCAATCAAGCCCTGCCCAATGGCACTGCCGGCAATCTCGCCAATCAGGGCAAGTTCAGCCTCTTTCGCGTCAATCTCGGCAGTGATGTTGGCCACAATGTCATCGCCCATGCCGAGCCCGATGGCTGCTTCACGCGCCTGAATCAGGGAGTTGATCTCCTTTTCGAGATCCCTGATGTAGGCCGGGTCGATGCGGCGCTCGAAGTCCATGATGATTTCAGAGGCAAAACGGGCTGCTTCCTGTGCCACCCGCTCGGCCTCGCGCAAGGCATCTTGGGCGGCCCGTTCCGCGTCACGGGCGGCCTGCTCGGCAGCTCTCTCTGCTTCCTTCGCAGCCTTGCCAGCTTCAGAGTCTTCCCGCACAACCCCCGTGTGGTGCTGCCCACCAGTAGTGAGGTCATCCGCGCCCGCCCCTGACAGCGACCTTGCTCCACCGCCGCCCGGCTCAAACTCGGTAAAGCCCGGCACCATCCCGTCATAGGTAAAGGTGACACGGACTTCCGTATCCACACGGGCAGGAATGAGGTTGAGCTTGATGAGCATGTCTTCAATGCGGTCGATCGACTTCTCGATTGACTTGGCAACTTCTTCCTGCGCCTCGGCAAGCAGGTAGGCTGCGGTCGTGCTGGCATCACCGGCCATCGCAGCGTCGCGCAACGCTTCGGCGTGCTGCTCCTCGGTGATCTTGCCGTCAGCAAGTAGCTGGTTCAGTTCATCCTGACGTTGCAGGAAGAGCGCGGACTGATATTCGGCCTGAATATAGGCCGGCACAAGATCGTCCTGGATGCCGTTGGCGCGGCGCTCCTCGGCCCAGGTGAGTTGCTGGTACTGCTTGTACTGCTCGCTGGTCAGATACCCCTGGCGCTCTTCAGCATCGAGCAGGTAATCAATAGCCCGCTGCGTGCCCTTGAGTTCATTTTCCCAATGGCTGATGGCGTCGCTGGCTTCTTTCAGGCTGTTGTTGATCTGATCCTGAAGCGAGACGTAACTGGCCATCTCCTTGTTGACGCCGTTGATCTCGCCCTTCTGTTCGCCGTACAGGAAATTGACCACAGAAATGATCTTCTGGATTTCAGCCATCTTCTCAGGGTCGCCCTTCGCCTCGAAGAGCTCCTTGTCCAGGTCATCGCGCAACTTGTCTACGGCGTCGATCATCTCCGGCGTGGCTTCTTGCGTCACATACTTGGCAAAGTCGCCATAGGCCAGCGTGCTATCAGCAATGCCGCGCACCAGGAAGTCGAGGTTCTGGGCAACGGCTTCAGGCCCGCCGCGCTCAAGCACATCCTGCCATGCAGCAACTTCGATAGAGGATGCCCGGTAGCCAGCAGTGATCTTGCCAAGTTCTTCTTCCTGGCGCTGCATGGCCTGCGTCTCGGCGTCAAAGATGTGCGACATCTCGGAGATTTGCGGGCCGATGAGTGGTGCCGCAAGCTCTCTTCGTATGCGGAGGTATTCGTCCCGGAAATCGTAGAGCGCAGCCTTGCTGGCTTCCAGGTCAATGAGCATGACCTCCCGCTCATCGTCGGCAATATCCCTGTCACCAGCGACCTTGCGCATCTCGTCTTCAATTTCCTGAACGGCCTTGGCAATAGCTGGCAGCACAATATCAGATGGCGCTCGCCCGACCATCTCCCAGACATCTTCCCATTCCAGCAAGCCGTTCTCGGCAGCGCCGATCATGTTGCCAAGCAGGTCATCAAAAGAGCCGGAACCCATGCCTCGGGAGAAGAGATCGACCATATCGGAACTGAGACCCTGCGAGAAGATTTCCTCGAAAGATTCATCGGTCTTTCGGTAGAAGGCCCGTATTTGCTCTTCCATCTGCTCGTTCATTTGCAGGAATGCGTGGTCAACGCCGGTAAGGTTGGACTCAAGCAGCCTTCTGGTGTTCCGGCTCCTGCGGTTCCGTTCTCCCAGCGCATCTTCCCAGAGGCCGCCCAGATCTTCGTGACTGCGACCTTGCTTGAAGTCGAGGTCTGTCAGAAGCACGCTGCCTGCACGGCGAAAGATTTCTACCTCCTTGGCAGCCGCTTCCTCTGCCCGCTTCTCGCGCTCGGCATATACAAGATCCAAGACAAGGCCTCCCGGAGTCGCCGCCCTGAATCCCATCTTTATGCCGGAGGCGATGCGAGCCCCCAAATTTGCGCCCTCCTCCTGCCCATCCCCGGAGTCCCCGCCGAACAGCCCTTCAAGCCACCCGCCGACGACCGGCAGGCCGAGCCAGCCTTCCTTGAACGCCTGCACGGCTTCGGTAGCCATTCCCATTATCATGGCAAAGTTCTTGGCATCCTGGGCCATCGACTCAAATGCGATGCCTGCAACATTCATCATCCCAACCAGTGCGGGGCGAGATGCGTCAAACAGTTCAATCGCACCTTCGCCAACCTGGTTTTTGAGCATCTGCCAGCGCGAGGCAACGGTGTCGTACCGGCGCTCAGCCTCTTCCATATGCTTGTTGCCGGTCTCCCAGCCTTCGTTCTGGATTTCCAGCATTTCATTGAGTACGTTGCTACCGGCAGCAAGGCGGCGAACGGCGTCCGTCAACCGCAATTCAGTGAAACCAATGCTGTTGAGTGCGGCGGTTACATCGCCGCCGTTTTCGATAATACGCCCGAGCCCATTCAGGAACATCTGCATGGCCCGCATCGGGTCTTCAGACCACGCCTGCGCAAAGTCGCTTGCCGAGACATTTGCTATATTGCTAAAGGCAGATAACTGCTGCCCGCCGCTGTTTACAGCCTGCTCCATGCGCAGGAACATTCTGGTCGCGGCGGAACCACCGGCCTCAACCCGGATGCCCAATGAGGACATTGCAGCAGCAAGGCCCATGACCTGCCCCTCGGTAAGACCGACCACGCGACCTGCGCCGGAGATGCGCATGGACATGTTCATAATCTCGCTCTCGGTGGCGGCTGCATTGTTACCCAGATGAATTAACGTGCTGGCCACACGGTCTACATCACCCTCGAACGTCTGCATGACGTTCATAAACCGGGCGATCGCCTTGGCCCCGTCTTCACCAGTCATCTCTGTGGTGACGCCGAGGGTTGCAATCACGCGGGTGAAGGCGGCAATGTTCTCGGCTTCAACACCAAGCTGGCCAGCCATCCCGGCCATGTTGGCGAGGTTGGCAGCCGACTCCGGGATCTCCAATGCGAGCTGCCGGATTTCATCCCGAATGCTGGCGAGTTGCGCCTCAGTGCCATCGACGGTCTTCTCAACGTTTGCAAATGCAGATTCAAAATTAGAGCCAAACCGGATGAACTCACGGGCAGCCAGTGCAATGCCGACAGCCAGCCCCATACCGATAACCTGACGCGCCCCGAGGGCCACGCTGGTCATGCGGGTGATGGTGCTGACGTTCATGTTGAGCGCCTTGTTCAGCAAGCCCGACTGAGCAGCCGTCGATTTGGACGCCTTGCGGAGGGCATCGGTCGCTGTTGCGGCAGCAGCCGTCGCGTCGCCCATTTTGGTTGCGGCAACAGTTCCGGTTCTGGCAGCAGTAGCCTGGGCTGCAATGGCGGTCGCTGCCTTGTTGGCCGAAGTGGCCATGCGGGTATTTGCGGCAGATGCGGTCGAAGTCGCCTTGCCCAAATGTTTTATGGAGGTAGTGGTCGCGCCGGCAGCGTTGGCGAGTTTCGAGGTTGCGGATGCTGCCTTGGTCGCTGTTGCTGAAAGCCTGGTGTTGGAAGCGGATGCCTTGGAGACAGCAGCATTGACCGCGTTGGCGGCAGTTGTCGCCCGCGTTGCCGATGCCGCCACCTTGTCAACAGCGCGGGCTGCCGCCGTGGATGCGGTAGCCATCTTGCCGACTGACGAGGTGGCCTTAACCATTGCCGCGTTCATGGTGTTGATCTGGGTGGTCGCGGTAGTGGCGGCAGCGCCCAGTTTCTGAACCGCCTGCTCAGCACGAGCCAGCCCGGCAACTGCCTTGGCTGATTCGGCTTTCAGTTCGATCTGCAACTGGGCAACTGTTGACACCGGCTACCTCCGCCGACTCCGCGGCCTGTTTTTCCGCTTCTGCTCTTCCATCCTCATGCGGGTCTTGTGGGCCTGGGCTTCGCAGTACATGATCTCTGCGGCCCAATACATCCAGATAATCCCGTATGGAACAGAAGCCAGCACCCACGGCTGGGTATTCATCTTTTCAGCCGCCCGGAAGTAAATGAGATATTCCGGAACCTTGCCGCTGCCGCCCTCACTTACGAGGTACTGGATGAACTCGGGGCGGCTATCAGGTTTGGGTAGTAATCTCCGAAGACTGCATCATAAATCGGCTTGAGGATCACGCCGGGGACTTTCGACAACCCCTCGTAGGTGATCGGGATCGGCTCCTTGTCCTTGGCGGACATCTTCAGATCCCACTCGATCAGCAGCTTCTCAAGCATGAAGACCCACTGGTTGTGCAGGCCACTCTCGGTCTTCCACCACTCGCGGGACTTCGATTCCAGTTCGGCAGTGTAGGCCGATGGCCTGTACACCACCTTGATTGAGCTTTCAGCGAACGGGACGCTGATCTCGCGCCGGTCATCAACCAGGTCGGAAATGCTGACCACTCGGGTTTCCTTACTACTGGCCCGCCGCCCCGCAAACAGGACGGCGGGCCAGGCTGCAAATCTGCTAGAGGCTAGACATCTCGTTGATGAGCAGCATCGAGAATGCCTTGCCGAACGTCGGGTTGTAGACGCCGCGCAGTGTCCACTGTGCTGTATGCACACCCTCGAAGTCGTCCAGCGACGGGGCGTCCATGATCTCACCGGCCCAGTCAAGTTCAAACTTGTAGGCCGTGCCGAAGGTTGGCAGGCCGTTGGCCACCGTGCGCCCGAAGAGAGTCTGCCCGGCGCGCATATCAGCCAGCAAGGCATCGAGGCCGGTGCCATCAGCAGCAACCTGCAAGGTGATGGTCAGGTCGGCTGGCAGTTCCACATGGGCGGCATAACTGGTCAGCGTAGAGTCGATCGGCCAGACCATGCCGTAACGCTCGGAGAGCGAGAAGCCGAAGTTGAAGTTTCTCGTCAACTTGGTGCTCGGCGGGAAGGTGGTCGTGCCGGAGCGGTCCAGATAGGTGGTGAACTGCGACGGCAGCATCGTCTGCACATCCGGCTGGTAAATCGCCGTACCCGGCGTGATGGTCGTACCGGCGATGAATCGGTGCGCGAAACCGCCCGCGGTGAACCCTGCCTCATTCTGGGCGATAGTAATATCAAGCTGGTTGAAGAGCAGATACGCTGCTGCCTGGGCGCTGTTGGCATCGCCCACTTCAGCGGAGTACGTTGCCGGGCTGTCAGCGGAATCAAGTGCCGACTGGAAGTACCAGGCGTAGGCCGTTCCCTGTACCGGGTCGGCAGTTCCTGACGTTCCGGCGATTGTCGGGTTGGCCGTGCCGTAGTTGACGACCGAGGCCAGCGGGTAGATAAACTCGTTGTAGTCGAGAAAGCCTTCCGCTGTAAAGTCAGTCCACTCCCGGAGGGGCTGGACGACCGTGCCGTACTTGTCGCCGGTGGCCCGGAAGTCACGGCTCTCGAACTGTGGCGAGAAAGCCCAGTTGATCGACCGCAACCGTGTGGTGCGCGGGGCAATCTGGCCCGGTGTAGATTCCAGGCCGATGTTGACCCGGCGAGTAACCATTGCGATTTCAGGCATGTGTGCTACCTCCAGGTGTCTGGCGAATGCTGACGTAACTATACACGCTAGGTGACATAAATCTCTTGCCAGTACATCGCGCCAATGTGGTCATAGACGACGTGCTGGAATGTCTCGGGATTGTGGAAGTTGCGGATGCGCCACATGCGCAGGATATATTCGCCCGCCGCTGGCCCGCTCGACTGGTGTAGCAGGCGATCCATCTCCTTGACCATGCGGTTTGTGCGCTCGAAATCGGAAGAGATGTTGACGACCTTCACCAGGAACTCATGCCGGTCACGAACGATCTCGTCGCCAATAACGGCCACCGGCCAGCCGTCGCGGTGGTGGATGGAAATGATCGGGACAACAATCTCGCCACTCTGCCCCGAGCGCGGCAGGATGTCACGGGCAATTCTCCCGCCAGCATCTTCCATAAGCTGCGGGCTGGAGCGCAGGCGGCTTTCTATGAAGGCGAAACCAGCGCCGATGGTGATGCCAAGACCTGCGCTCACGACTCCACCGCTTCCGAGACTGCATGCTCGATGTTGACAATGAACCTGTCCATGTAGGCGTTGGCGACTGGGCCTGCTACCGGGCGCGGCGCAAGGTCGAGAGTACCGAACTCAAGATCGACAGCATAATCAACGCCGGCGGTAATAGCGTAGTTGCTATCGCCGAGGCGGCTGGTGTAGATGCTGTCAGTGTAATCGCCAGAGAGGACTGCCGGAACTTCTCCGGGGGCGGATGCTACGTGGACGCGACCGCCAATGAAATACACCTGCCCGCCACGCGGGGCGTCAAACATACGGTCACGCCACTCGGCCTGAACTTCGTCCGCCGAATGAAGCACTGCCTGATCGACAAGTATGGGGAGCAGAACGATGATTTCAGGGATGTTGTCTATCTTGATGGTCGAAGTCGCCGACATAACCATACCGCCTCCTCTGGTCGAGGCAAGTATAGCGCGTTATTATGTCTACGAGTAGACGGTTGTCTTGCCGGGGTACCACGGGTCTTCTGTGGCAGGGCGGCGATACGGTTCCCGTTTGTAAGGGGCCGTTGGCGCAGGCGGGGGTTTCATGCTCTTGCGGGTTGCCGCGCCGATCATCCATGCAGCGGCAAAGATGCCGAGCAGGAAGCCAGCCACGCCGCCGAGGGTCATGCCGGTACCGAGGGCGATGATGTGCCTCATTCGTCCAGCCCCCACTTCTTTCTGTCCAGCGGCTTTGCCGTGCGCCACGACTGGTTGCCCCAGGCGCTCTGGCGCTCTCCAATGTGTTCGGCAAGGTCGATCTGGCCAATGTCGTACTCGCGTCGCCGCAACCGCTCGCAGGTTATCAGGTCTTCCTTCGGGCTCTCCTGTGGAATCGGCAGGATCAGGTCAATGTCAGCCGCCCGGAATGACCAGCAACAGCCCGGCGCAGATTCCCGGTAGATGCCCTTTATGCCGCCATACGAGAACGACCCCAGAGGTTCGTTCCACGGCCACTCCGGTTCAATAAACAGGCTCACCAGCACGATGTTGGCGGGCGCTGCCTTCCAGAAGTTGCGCAGCTTCGGCATCCAGTCAGGGTTGTATTTGACATCATCCGCACTGAAGACGATGATCTCCGGGTTGTGGGAAGCCGCAATCTCAATTGCTGTCTGCATGCCGTGCCACATCTGGGATGGTGCGTCGTAGGCGTAACCGCCCAGTCTTTGCACCATCTCGCCTGTGCCATCATTTGAGCCGTTGCTGACGATGTTGAGGGTGTAATCCTCGCCACCCGCGCCGGCGTCGATCGAGGCGACGGTTTGCCGGAACATTTGCTCGCGCCCGGTACGATAAACGTTGTACGTAAGCAGGCCGATAGAGATCATGCGAGTAACGCCTTCCGCTCTTCAAACGCAGCATGTGCCGCCTCCGTCCACAGGCTGATGAACTCCAATAACAACGCTCGCCGCTCGTGCATGGTGACACGGGTGTCGTACTGCTGGATCGGCTCCTGCATGAACGGCTCATCCCAGAGCGTTACGATAGCCCCCGCCCATGCAGCCCTGTATTTATCCACAGGTGCCTGCCGTCCAGTATTTTCAACACTCTCGCGCAGGGCGGCGCAGAACTTCTCGGTATGCTCCATGCCAATCAGTTCCGCTCGCAGATCCTTGAACAGGTTGTGTTCGTTACGCTCCTGGATCACCCACGGCTCGCCATAGGCGATGTGCGCCCCGATTTCTGCCGATAGCACCGCTTGTGCCGCGTAGCCCTGCCAGATGTCATCGTAACGCCCCAGCCCCGGCGGCAGCCCCAGCAGGCCAGCGTAAGGCATGCGATAGAGCGTTGCCTGGGTATTCAGCGGGGAGAAGACAAGAGACGGGTGCGCGATGATCGCCCCGTCGCCTGCAAAGCCGTAGACGTTCGGGGCTACTTCAAGGCGCTCGGTGGCGTTGATGTCCGGGTCGCCTTTGGTAAAGCACTGGAAGATCGCAGGACTCGTCTTCCATACTGACCCTTCGTGCGACACTGGCTCAATCTGGCCGCGGGCCTTTGAGGGGTCGCCCTTGCGCAGGCTGTACGGGTAGCCGCGGCTGTAATGCTGCTGGTTCATCACGCCGCCCGGATTGAAGAAGCCGCTGCCATCATCCTTGACGAGATGGATGTTCGGCTTCTCGAAGTCCAGCGCTGCCTTGAGCTTGGTGAAGAAGTCCGGCTCCGGGGCATTGTCGTCGTCGATCGTGAAGATCCATTCAGCGTTGGTGTCGGCGATCGCTGTCAGGATGGCGAAGTTGCGGCGCTGGATCGTATCCCAGCCAACCACATCAGAGAGCGCCTTCCAGCGAAACTCCTGGTCTGACGGGTGGAGATAATCACCCTCAAACCCGTACTTGCGCTGGATGTCGAACAGGAGCGCATTCACGGCATCGTGCGGCGTCTTGCGGTCGCCAGCGACGACAAAAGAGAGTGCCACATCCTGCTCGTGGGCCTGCGCAGCGTACTCTTCCAGTACAACGGGGTTGTTGATGGTCGTCGTTATCAGGGCGATGTGCATTAATGTGCCACTTTCTTTGCGACCTGCTGCTCAACCCATGCGTACAGGTCTGCAATGCCGTCAACAAGGCATATCTGCGGCTCCCAGCCGATCGTTTCCCGGATCAGTGTATTGTCGGAATTGCGGCCAAGCGCACCAACGGGCCCATGAACATGCCTGACTTCAAGATGGGTGCGAGCGGATTCCATTGCAATTTTGGCCAACTGGTTGATCGTCACCATCTCGGAAGAGCCAAGATTCAGCGGTCCGAGCAGGTACCCGCCAGCTTCCATGACCCTGACCAGCCCCTCAACGCCATCATTGATGTGCATAAATGAGCGTGTTGCAGTGCCGTCACCCCAGATTTCGATATGGTCATCGCCATTGACAACCGCCTGCGCAACCTTGCGACAGATCGCAGCCGGTGCTTTCTCGCGGCCATCATCCCACGACCCTTCCGGGCCGTAGCAATTGTGCAACCGCACCACCCGGCAGTTCATGGGGTAGGCAAGTTCAAAGGCATGGCACATGTGTTCAGTGTAGAGCTTGTTCCAGCCGTACATACCTTCCTGCGGGTCAGCAGGGTGCGCCATATCCTCCCTGAGCGCCTTTGCAGGAATGCCCATACGAGTATCGCCAAACCCGGCCATGTCAGGGTAGACAACGGCGCTGCTGGTATAGACCACCCTCGGGATGTTCATCATCGCGGCGACGTGGAGGGTGTGCGTGTTGATGAGCGTGTTGTTGTAGGCGATGCCAGCTTGTGTTGCGGTGCTCTCCATGTAGCCCAGCCCGCCCATGTCAGCCGCCAGCATGAAGAGGCCATCCCACCCACCGGCCAGCGCCTGCCGTGCGTTGTCCTGGGTGCGCAGGTCGAGGATGCAGAACTCGTCAGCCTGACTGTGCGACCACTGTGGATGCTTGATGTCCACGCCCCGGACGTAATGGCCGTCCGCCTTCAGGCGGTTTACAAGGTGGTGGCCAATAAAGCCGCCAGCGCCGGTAACGATATATCGCTTACTCAACGCTCTTCTTCGCTTTCTTCTCATCCTCGTCAGCCCAGAACTTCAGCCGCGCCATGCTGGCGGCGGCGCGATCGAGTTTCCCGACCGGCTTGTGGGGAACAGGAATCTCGCCCTCCTTCATAAACAGCAACGGTCGCTTTTTCTTAGGTGGTCGGTGTGGCATCGAACCTTCTCACTTTCTCCGCTTCCCATTCTGATGTGTGCTGAATGCGCTCCGGCTCCACAACGACCGGGATGCCTTCAACGCCGCGCATGAACAGTTTCGGGTATTGCTGGACAAACTTCGGATGTTCGGAGAGGTCAGTGTCGTAGACGAACTCGTTGCCATCGCCGCGCACCAGTGGCAGGCCGCGGGAAATGCTCTCGATGACATGCTCGGTATTGGTGAACTCCGGGCGGTTTACCTCAGTATGAGAATAACTCGCCACCTTCGACTGGATGGCTTCCGGCCCGCCCATGTAGGAATACGACCAGCCGCCGCGCTCAATAATGTACTCGCCCTTGCGCGGGCCGGTTGTCGAGCGGAACTGCTGCGGCATCCGGCCCATATCAATCTGCATCATCGGGACGATCCGCGACCCCCACCACGGCTTCACATGCCGCCAGTGTGGTGCGTAGAAATAGAGATGCTGCCGGCAGGCGAATACCAGGTCTCTTTCGTGAACCATTGTCGGGATCTGGCGAGCAAGATGCACGGCGTCCGCCGATGGTATCTCGTCACAATCCGAAATAATCAACAGGTCGGTCAGCCTGAAATCCTTCGGCAAGCCGCGCAGGATAGCATTGCGCTGGTACGCCTCACGCTCCCACGGGTCACGCATGCCGAGCGGGAATCCGGACAGGGTAACGACCGTGATCTTCTCGGCATAGCGCTTGAACGCCAACTGGTTCTGGGTGAAGTGCAGCGGTTTCGGGATGCCGGTAAAGGTTTCACTGGCCTCTACAATGACGAAACGATCAACCTGATCCCAGAGTTCATTGATGCGCAACTCAAGGGCCAGAAACTCGTCGTTGAACATAAACCCATCAATCACGCTGGGCACGGTAATTACCTTCTCCGGCATTACATCATCAGCACTTTCCAGATACTGCCGGCACCGACCGGCGCGGCCATCCTGAACGATTCCATTGCAGCGCGTTTCACATCCGGCTGGAACCAGTCGTGGCCACAGATGACGCCGCCGGGGGCGATAAACGCCTTGGCCATTTCGCAGTCGTGGATAACCGAATCGTAGTCGTGGCCGCCATCAATGAAAATCATGTCAAATCCGGCATGGTGGAAGTTGAGTTGTCGTGCGGCCTGCGAAGAGCCGTGCATGTGTGTGACTTTTCCTGCTCCGATTTCAGGCTCCAGGTGCTTGTAGAACGCAGCTCGCAGGTCGTTTGATTCCATTGGCGCATCAACCTCGCCCCGGAAATCATCGACCGTTATTACTGTGCCTGGCGTCATTGCCGCGAGCATCTTGGTTGAGCGACCCTGCCAGCAGCCGATTTCCAGAATGGAGTGGCGGCGGGCAGATTCCATGCCGAGCCAGTACAGCTCGGTCTTGTCCATCCATCCGGGAATCCCTTCAGCCGCCTGAATGGCCCGGTAAAGCTGTTCCCGATTGACTGACCACTGCTGCATCCCAGAACATCCTTGCTAGCATAACCCTCGGGTGGAGGCCGGGCTGATTGGATAGTCCGGCCTCGTGATACGTCGCGCTGAGGTAGTTTTTGACCGTGCGCCCGCTCACGCCCATGCGGGCCTGAATGGCACGGTTGCTCAGACCGGCTGCCGCCAGCCGCGCCGCTTCCTGCTGGCGGTCACTCTTCTGTGCCATCGCTTATGCCTACGGGCTTGACTGCCGCATCTTCGGTACTGCTCATCTGCGATACCTTGATCGCGTTGCCGAAGTGATATTCCTCATCCTCGATCGAGGAGAAGATTTCTTCGAGCGCCGGCTTCCAGTAGGTCTCGACCACATGATCGACACTGTATTCGGCCTGCATCACCTCGCTGGCGTTACGGCCCAACTTGCGCCGCTTGGCCCCGCTCAACAGATACGCCTGCTCGTAGCGGTCGGCAATGGCCCGGTAGTCCGGGATGTACTGCCATGCTTGCAATGGATACCACCACGGGATTGCCTCGCCCTTCTCGACGAGCCAGCCGCCGACGTTAATCTCCGGCATGGATGTCCAGTCACCGGTCACGACCGGCACACCACACGCCTGCGCCTCCATCTGGGACAGGCCGAATCCTTCACCTTTCGAGACGTGGCTCAGGATGTCAAAGCAGTTGTAGAGCTTGCGCATGTGGTCAACCGGATAGCCGTACATCATGTAGTAGAGCGGCGGGAAAAGCACGTCCTTGCCGACTTCAAGCCCGATGGAATTGGCAAATGCCGGCAGGTTCTCGCCCGCATTCTCGCCCATCTGGCCAGCCGTCGTGTGGATCACCATGATGGCATCTGTGGCCTTGCGGTTCTCTTTGAACGTCTTGAAGGCCAACATCTGCTCGGTGAGCGCCTTGCGGCCAGGGTTGCCCTTGTTGGCTGCCACAATGCCGATAATAAAGGCATCCTTGGGGAAGCCCATCTCCTCGCGTATAGACGCCCTGCTGCGCCCGTCAAGCGGGTAATAGACATCCGGGTCATAGGCGTGCGGGATGTAGTGGCAATCCATGCCCGCCTCGTGGATAGTCTCTACACCGAACTTCGAGAAGACAAGCCGCCGGTACACCTGTGACGCCCGCTGGGCGACGGCTGGCGGCAGTGGGTGGGCGTCAATTGGGAAGAGCGGGCAGTATTTGACAGCCTTGTCGAACATCGACAAGTCGGCGACCCACAGATCCATCAGGGAGATCAGGACTTTCGCACCAAAGTGCTTGGCGTGCTGGGTGGCAATGTCGCTGCCCCATGCGTGGAAGCCCTTGGGATAGACGATGTGCGGCTCACTGTCTTCATCAGGAGCCCACGGAAGCGGTGCGCCTTCAAGCCCATAGAAGGCCGTCAGGGCGACGTGGTAGTCAAGTTGCTTCTGGAGGCGCGGCACGACGACCGCTGTTTGTGTTCCGTAACCCGCAGAGCCTGGTCAACTCCAAGGAGCGTTTGAAAGCCAGCTTATCTTCCGGCGAACGTCCTCAGTCATTGGGCATCACCGCCTAACTAGCACCCCGGTGCATACATCGGTACTTTGGGGCAAGTCTACGGCTCCGGGTCGATAATGACAACCGGCGATGTGGTGCTGATGTGCGCGGGGTTGAAGTCGCTGGCCAGGCGGCAGTATGCCCGCCGCACCGTCTCATAGGTGGCCGGCAACACCGACACAACCTGAATGGTTCCGCCAGACCGCTCGTCACCCCAGACAATAATGTCGTGATCGTAGAGCTCGGTGTACGGCGGCAGGAGCGCCAGCCATGAGATGTCCGGCGCAATCTGGTCAGCATTGATCCGCAACTCAGGGGTCACAAGCGCAGCGCGGGCTACATAGACGGGGATGTCAAAGAGGCGCGGCACGGCAATGATGCGCTGCCCGCCAAAGCCATCACTGGCTTCCGCAGGCGTGAGCCCGTAGTTGTTGGTGTAGATCGTGCAGGTGTGGCCCTGCGCCTGTCGCAGGGTGCGGTGCAACTCAAAGATCATGCGATCCGGGATCAGCTTGAACTTTGGCGGTGGCGCACTGACCATGACAATCTCCTGCTAACTTGTGCGCCGGTTCTCCTGCATCCCCGTGGTGAAGATCGGCTGAACCAATTCCCTGCTCTTGCGATCCTGCTCGCGCTCCAGCTTGAACATGCCGCCGGCGTATGGGATTGCCATCAGCAGCCCCGCCTCGCGGCGCAGTCGCAATGAGAGTTTCATGTAGTGGTCGAAGCGGTCACTGGCGATGATCCGGATCTGGTCAATCTCGGAATCGACCTGCCGGGCATAGAACGCCATAATCGCTTCGCAGGCGTACACGGCAGCGCGTCTCGGGCTTCCGTGGGCATCGAGGAGATATTCAATCTCTCCGTTTGACAATACCAAGTCGGTATTGTCAGTGTCGCCAACAATGAAACGCACGCGGTCAGTGAGGCTGCCTCCGGGGTCGTTGGTATACATCTAGATCGACGCCCCCGCGCCATTGATCGTGATCGTGCCGTGCTGGCCGTTCGTGGCCGAGGCCATCTCGATCAGCAGGGCGGTGTAGTAGTCGTCCGGCAGGGTGATTGTCGTGCCGGCGGTCGAGACGCTGGCTGACCCCTGGACGGCGTGCGGGAAACTGCGGCCACCATCAAGGCTGCCAGAGATGCGAATCGCCACGGCGTTGCCGCCAACGGCAATCTCCAGGCGCTTCGTCGCCAACTGCGCGGTTCCCCAGCGAGTCAGAACGGCCCACTGGTTTGTGCTGACCTGTGGCTCTGTCGTAAAGGTGGACGATACAACGCCACCGCGGACAACCTGTCTGACGGACATGCAATGCTCCTGTTAGGTCACGTTGAAGAGCAGGAAGTGCCAGTCGGCACTTCCGGCATTGACTGACGCCGTTCCGGAGTTGGTGATATAGACCGAGACAGTCCCGTCGCCGGTAACTGCCGCGCCGCCATAAACAAGGCCGCTGTTCAGCCCAGCCGGGGGCGAGAGCAATACCATGTCGCCAGTGTTGGCCTCAGGGATGAGGGCAATCGCCGTCCCCTTGGCTCCAGCGGCGATGCTTGGCGGGTCAATGTCAACGCTCCCGTAATGAATGCCGTGCATTGCCTGGCCGCTGCCGACCACAAGGCTTCCGACCATTGCGCGGGCACGAGTGAGCCGATTGCCGTAGGTCTTTGGTGGGAAGGACATCGTTAGCCTCCAACGTTGAGTGGCGCAACCTGTTCCATCTGGCGCATCTCGCGTTCAACGGCCCGGTCATACGCTTCCGGATCACTGTCTGGGTCAATAGCTCGCGGGCCGTGGCGCTTGTTACCGTGCGCCGTGCGCATACCCATCTCGATAAACTGGGAGCCACACTCGGAACATTCGTAGGTTTCGGCTCGCGAGCCAAGTTCTACGATGTACTCCATGCGAACCAGCTTCTCGTCGTTGATCGCGCCGATCAACTCAAAGACCTGGCCACGGTCGAGGCTCTGGCCAGCGTATTTGAACGGGCGGCGTGCCCAGTATTTTGTGCGCTTGCGTCCAGACATTGATCTGCTTTCTAATGCAAAGGCGCGGGGCCATGTGGCCCCGCTGTCTCTAGCTTACGACGTTCTGAAGGAAGATGCCGGCTCGTCGGCCAGTCACCTTGTGGTCGTAGTAGGTGTTGCCCTCAATGATGTCGATCTCGCGCTCTTCATCACGGAAGCGGCGGATGTACTGGATCGCGTTCGGTACGCGGTTCCAGACGAAGGTGTAGCCCGCAGTCGGCTCCATCAGGGACGGAGACGGGGCGACATAGGCCCAGAGCGCGTGGTTGCCCCAGATGCGCTTGTAGGTCACGCTGTTCTCAGGCGTGCCTTCCGGGTCATCGGTGTAGATACCGCGACCAATCAGCAGCCGTGGCACACCGGTCAAGTCCTGGAAGGTGGCCTGGTCGATCAGGCCGACACGGGTGTACTTGATGAGGTCGATCATGTCCGGGTGGAAGCGCAGTGCGTTCCAGACCTTCGCTCCGATCACCAGCGTATTTGGCTCACGACCGATCTGGCCCTCCATGTCATAGGAATAGTTGGCCAGGTCGATCATGGGCTGGGAGTTGGCGTAGTCATCCCACTGCGCGAAGTCCGTACCGCCGACCTCATCATCACCCCAGACACCAGTAGTGAAGTGGTTGGTTGCAATAGCAATCTCACGACTCATCCCGATCTTGTCCGTCACGAAGGTCGTGGCGTCGCGGTCGAGATTCCACTGGTTGTCTGCATTGTCACGGGTCTCGTCGGCGATTTCGTAACCGAACGAGTAGCGGTTGCAGAAGTAGTTATCCTGACCGACCGTGAACCCGCCGCGATGCGACCTGGTTTTCGGGGCGCGGATTTTGGCCTCATCCCGGAACCATGGTGACTGGTCGTATGCCGGGATCAGGTCAGAACGCTTCTGCACGGGCACGATCGGGAACACCTGGTCCGCGATGTAGTTCATGTTGTGATAGCCGATGCTGATGTTCGTCAGCAGCGTATCAATGTGAAGATCGCCGGGTTCTGGCTGCATAGCCATAGTTTGTACCTCCTGATAGGGGCTGGGCTATGCCAGCACTACACCGAACCGACGGTCGGGTTCAGCAAGGCAGAGATCACCTGGCCGTCGAACGTCGCGCCTTCATACGCCAGGCCGAGAATGTTGGTTGTTGCAGTTCCGGCAGAAACTACCTTGCCTTCACTGTTGGCAACAAGCCACTCGCCAGCCGTAACGGTCCCGCCGGCGACGACCTTGGCAATGCCGGTCGTTTGGACGGAAGCAGCCGTCTTGGCAGGCGGCTTGTTGACCAGTACACCCAGTACCGGGCCGTTGGCGCTGTCCGCCACTTCGACCTCGGCCCCGTGCGTGCTGGCAGTGCCGTTGAGCGCAACCGCGTGCATCTGCACATGCGTCAGCGCAGTTCCGGCGATAAAGGATTCATAGGTCGCCTCTCCTGAGTACGTGGCCATGAAGCGTTCTCCTTGTGCGTTCGGACAGCCTTACCGGCGACCGATAGTCGATTCCCGCTGGTGCTCGCCAAACAACTGCGCGTCTTCACTGAAGACCTGCTCCAGCGCCTTGCCGTAGTCGAGCGTTTCACCGCGCTCGGTGGCTTCGCGCATCTTGGTCTCGGCGCGAGTGTGGGCAATGTCGGCAGAAGACTGGCCGGCAGCCGGAACTTCAGACGATCCAACAGGCGCGAAACCTGGCACCTGGCGGATGGCTTCAGCATGCTGCTGCTGGGTGGTCACGAAATACCTGACCTCTTCGGAGTCCTCGCCGAAGGCGCTGGCCAGCTTCTTGAGATGGCTAACGTGGCCTTCAACATCACCGACCCAGCGAGCGCCGTCGCCGGAGCCGTCACGGCCCAGGACGATGTTGGTGAACCGCTGCGTCAGTCGCTCGTCCATCAACTGATTGACCTGCTCGGACATGCGCTGGCTCACCTGCTCGGCAGCTTCGCGGGCTGCACGTTCGGCTGCGATGATTGATTTGATTTCTTCGGTAAAGCCCTGCTCCGATGCCGTGATGGCTGGAACCTCGGGGGTCTCTGGGGTGTCCGGAGTATCTTCAGTCGTGGTCTCGACCTGCTCGCTCATGGTTCCTCCTGCGTCATCGGCGGATTCCGATTCAATGAACTCCAGTTGCGCGAAGTGTACAACGATTTCCTGATTATGTTCAGTAGCCGAGGAAAAGTCAAACACGCCAGCCTCGGAAGCAACCAGCGGTCGCAGAACGTCCTCCTTGAAGAACGGGCGTGTGGTCAGTGCGCATCCGATGGCAATATCTTCGTAAAGCGTGCCGGTTTGCGGGTCTTCCCAGTATTCGTAGAACTCCGGGGAGATGTACTTGAAGCGATCATCCTCAAGCAGTTTCTCGCCACGCTCAGTCCATTCCACGCGAGCATCAACAGATCCATCGTCATTGACCCGCATCTCCTTGATCCAGCCCATCGCCCCACTGAGCTTCGTTTGATGCTCGGCGTCAACCGGGATCTGGCTCTGGTAAATGCCATTGTTGAAATTGGTAACGAAGTTCTCATTGCGCCGGGAAGTGATAACAATCGGGCCATACAGCGGATGTTCAAACGAAGATGGGATAGGAAGGTATGGAATCCACTCCGGCGGTTCCATGAACGACTGCTCGATAAAAAGCCGGACTTCCTTGCCAGCAAGGTGGGCAAGTTCGTAACCCTCTTTTGAATACGCAATCTTGTCAGCCATGTGGCCTCCCTTATGTCTACTTACGGGATTCTACAATAGAATGAGATCGACGCCACAACGACACCTGGGGTGGATCGGCGGCCCCATCACCAGTTCGCCATCACCCGACACGAACGGCTGTCCGGGCGTAACCGTCTGGCCTTCCATCGGCCCACAGAATGGGCAGACCTTCTCATCGCGCTGGGTGATCCACATAAACTGGAACATCCGGCTCGTGTGGGCGCGGATAACCAATTCGTAGACGTGCCCCTGGGCGAGGTCGGCAGTCCAGACACTGAAGTGCAACGCAACGACCCTGGCGCGATCCGCAAGCAGCTTGCCAGCATGCGTCCTGACGAGTTGCGCCACCGCCGGCAGTGGGATGCCACCCTGGATCAGGCCCATGCGATAGTTCATCAGCGAGACAGCCTGCCGCTCGGTAAGGCCCGCAGCCACGGCAATCAGCGCCGCAAGCTCACGGGACTCCATGCCTGAGCGCGAGCCATCGGTAATAACCCGCTCAACGCCACGGCGAGACTCTTCTGCAATGAGCGCAATCTGCTGGATAAAGAACGCAATGGTCGCCTCGTGCAGATTGTCGTAATCAAAGTCATACTCAATATCAAGACCGTAGGTGTCAAAAACGGCGTCCGCCGTTCCGGGCATGACATCCATCAAAATTGTTTCGGCCCACTCGCCTGCCGCCAGCATGATCTGGTGTTCGTAGCTGACAGCATTCCTGTCGGCAAACACAATGTCCGCGATGTCGCTCACCTGGCCGGTGAGCAGCAGCGCCACAATCGCTTCAATGTTGACTTCCGGGTTTAGTCTTCCTGCAATAGCATCACTGAGTGACTCAAGTGACTCATCAACAGCAACAGATGCCGGCTGCCATGGTCGCATTACAGTTGCTCACGTTCCATTGGTAGCCCGGCCTGCTTGCGCAGGTGGTTCTCGGTCTCGGGGTCCGGGAAGAACGTCATGCCGGATCGGGTTAGGCGCTCAATGTACGTGCCGAGGGAATCCAGCGGCAGTGTCTCAATGTCCTTATGTGTCAGTTTCGGCGCGACCTCGACCGGCATGCCGTTGATTTGCACCAGGTCGCGAATAGCAGAGCGGTTGATCTCTTCGCAGATAATGTCGATCCACGCGCCGATGGCCACAGCGAACAGGTTGGTTTTGTCGCTGCTGAGCGCGAAACTCCCGTGAGAATCGTGACCCAGCATAATGAAGTCAGCCAGCAGGCTCATCAGAATGCGCACGTCGTAGCGATCAATGATCTGCGAGGTCTCAAACTGGCGCGAGCCGCCCGAGGTCAGCAGTTGGAACTTCCAGAGTTCGCGGCCCTGCTCATCGTAGGCCATCGGAAAGATTGCGCCCTCTTGCTCGTTGCGGCGGATGTTGCGCACAAGTTGCTGGATCTGGGATAGCACTTCCCGCATCTCCGGATCGGCGTCCGGACTCAGGAGTTCCGGCGGCACGTAGGCCACCGGGATGCCGGCCAGGTCGCGCTCAACGCCGATGCCTTCAATGATCTCCAAGTTCTTTTTCATATACCAGCTACGGTAGCTGTTGCGCAGGATCGAGCGACCCTCGGGCGAGCCTTTGTTTGAGGTTGTCTTGAAATGCAGCAGGCGGTTGCGGGGGATCAGCACTTCCTGCCCGCCAGCGTGCTGGTACATACCAACCATCCGGTCGCCCTCAAACTCCCAGCGGGCCAGTGATGTCTGCGCCCGTGGAGCCCAGTCGGCCCAGCCGATCATGCCGTCGTTGTAGAGACTGGATTTGCCGGGGTCGCGGTTCGGCCCAAAGCGCATCTTCAAAACCTTCTCTGACGCGCTCCATCCATACCCAAGAAACGTCAACGCCTCGGAAAGGAAGTTCTCCCACGACGTTTCCATGTCTTTGATAGCAGTGTCAATCAGGTCGTGAGCCCGCATGGCCTCATTCGACTGGTCCGCCGGCACAACGTCCATCTCGATCTGGCGGATCAGCAGGGTGATGGCCAGCATCACTGCGCCCACTGTAGCGTCGTTGTCCATCATCTCGCGATAGGCACGCATACCGCGGGGGCCGCGCAATTCTGGCAGGAACTCGTCATCAATGACGCCACCACTGTGGTTGAGCCCGCTGCGCCCTGCCGGCCTCAGCAGTGATTTATTGACGGACTTTGGAGCGGAGATTGCCATGCGGCCCCCTAGTTCCAGACGTTCTTCTGGCTCATAATAATTGGCGCTGTGATTCGCGGCTTGACAACCTGGCCGGACAGGCACGCCAGCGCCCACACGCGGGCGTCAACCATGTCGTCGCCTTCAGTCTTTGATTCTACCGGGTAGACAACCATCTGGCGCTCTGCTTCAGGGAAAATGCCAACGTGATGAATCGCACCCTGCTCATCAAGCGCCACAATTGGCTCCGCCCGTGTGGTCTTGCCGCGAGACGCCCAGACGAGTTCGATCTTCGGCGGCGGGCCTTCCCACTCTCCGTTCTCGACCATTTTTTCGTAGACATGCTCGATCGTTTCCTTCACCATGTCGCCGCCATTGTTTTTCTCGCCAATGATCTTGTCGGCCTGGTATTCAAGATAGTAGTCAAGCGCCTTCCGCGCCCAACTGCCAGGAGTCCAGCGCCCGCCTTCCAGTGCGAAGACGTACATATCCCGCGGGCTGATCGAGCCGGCCACACAGATGCCGGTCTGGTCAGCCTTCTTGCCGGACGTAACCGCCGGGTCAACAGCAACGACAACCTGCTCCATGTCTTCAATGGCAACGTCTTCCGGGTTGATCCGGTTGGCATCAAGCAGGCTCGCCGTCCAGAACGCCCCGTCAACCTCGTCAAGGATCTCGGCGTACAATTCCTGCCGCCCGAGTGTGGTTCCGCCGTAGCGGGCGATAAGGTCTTCTTTTGCACCTTCATCAATGTACGGGTTGTCTTCCATGAATGCTTTTTTGGTCACGGTGCTTGGCTGGGCGATCAGTTCACGCAACCGCGCCAGCGGGCGCGGCGTGGTTGTGGCGATACAGCGCGGTGACGGGCCATCAGGATCAGCCTTGAGGCGCAGGCCCATCATGGCGTTGTCAATGGCTTCAGGGTCACAGACGCACCACTCGTCGATCCAGAGCATCGTCCACTGCGGGCCGCGCCAGTTATCGACCATTTCCGAGCCACCGAAGCTGACGTAGCCGCCGTTCTCATGCCACGCCTCAAGCGCCATGCGGTTGAACTTCTTGAACTCGCTCATGTAGAGGTTCAGGATGCCGGAGTCACCTTCAGCGCAGACGGAGCGGGCGAGGATATTCGTTGGGGCCATCACGCCCACGCGGGCGCGGCGTCCGTAGGTGCGCAGGTGTTCCATGACCAGCTCAGTGCCGGCACGGCTCTTCCCTGCCCCACGTCCGGCCAGCAAAAGGAACGTGCGCCACTTACCCTCGGGCGGAACCTGGTGCGGCAGCGGCACGAAATCACTGGTCTTCTTCGACATTTTGGCACGAAGTATCGCGAGCTTCGCAATCTGCTCGACGGTAGCTTCGTGCCCAGCCGCGATACTCATTGCTTACCGCTTGTTCTCGGCGAAGATGCGCAACGCCTCTTCGATCGCCAGCGCCTCTTCGGTCTTGGACAAACCCTGCTCGGCAGCCATCCGGGAGATGGTGTGGCGCACGTCAACCTCAACGCTGACCTTCTTGGCAGCATCAGTGCCAAGCACCTTGGCAATGCGCTCGTGGAAGTTCAGGATGGCCATTGCATCAGCCCGGCTGCCTTCCATCGCCCGTGGCCAGAAGATGTGGATCAACGCTTCCAGGCGCTCCAGCTCAATCTGCTGGTACGCCTCGATCGAGGGCGTAACCTGCTTCTGCATCCATGCGATTGTGGCCTCGATGTCCTTGCGGACATGTGCCGGGCCGTAATTCTCGATTCCGCAGCCGCCATCGACCATCTGCTCCTTGACCATCTTCGCAATGTCAGCCATGGAGTTGCCGGCCACGCGCAGATTGTAAGCCAGCGTGCGCCGCTCCATTGCTCGCAGGTTCTTCGGCATGAGATGGGCTTTGGATTTGTTACGGCGCCCACGCCGTGCCTTACGCTGGGCAACTGAAGCATCAGATTCTGCAATCTCGAACGGCGGCTCGGGAAGTTTTTCAATGTGCATGGCAGTCTCCTGTTCACGTTATTGACATTATGCCAAGTAGCGAGACTGCGTGCAGGCAAAGGGGGAGCCCCGCTGTCAGGACAGCGGGGCCGGGGGTGGGGGATGGGGGGTGGTAATGAACAGGGCTATGGATAGCTCTGCTCAATGCTGGCGAGGCACGATTGCCAGTCGTCGAAGTGAATCACGTCGTCCAGCCAGCAGAAGAGGTTTTCGCGAGGCCCAACAATATAAACAGTGATGCCACGAGCGAGGGCGTAGCCTAGTTCCACATGGCGGCCACCCCGCGTCGATCCGGTGCGTGGCTGCTCAGTGAAGGCGATCAGGATGTCGGACATCTCAATGTCTTCGAGGTCTTCACGGGCGAATCGCTGGCGGAGAGCCGCGGCATGAGGCGACCCCGAGCCGGAGTCACCTTCAACCAACGCCTCGCCGTCCTCACCAATAGGCGTACCGTCACCATTGATCTGGTGGCTGCCGTCCAGCCATGTGGATGTCACGCGATGGCCACGCCGCACCAGGGCATCCCGGTAGATGCACAACTCCTCGCGCCGCGAGTAGCGGGCAGCAAGATAGAACTTCATCAGGACTTCGATCCGGCCATGCCCAGCACAACCACGCGGCATGCACGGGCGTCGTCGGCAGCGCGGTGGGCGGACATCTGGTCGTCGCTGAATGTGCGGTGCGCCAGTTCGAGCTTATGCCACTTCCAGTCATTCTTGCTGAAGTTCCACACGCCGGCGTAGCGGGCGTACTGCTTCATCGCGCAGTGCCAGCCCTCAGGACTGAAGACCGGCAGCCCGAACTCGGCGTTCATCTGGTTGATGAACGGGAAGTCGAAGTCGCGGTTGTAAATCACAACCTGCTTGCCGGCTATGGCCTCGCGCAGGTCGTCATAAATCTCGTGCCATTGCGGTGCATCTTCGAGCATGTTGTCGGTGATTCCATGCACCTGGCTCGCCGCCGGCGGGATGGGCTTCTTTGACTTCAGTAGCGTGTCGAGTAGTGTGCTGCCGTCGCTGCCGATCACCGAGAGTTCAATGATCTGCTCGCCCGGCCTCAGGAAGCCTGTCGTTTCGGTGTCGATATACACAACGTCCGGGCTTGAGGTAACACTCTTGGCCCATGCAATTGCGTCTCCGCGTTCATCGTTCAACTGAATCGCCGTCTCTCTCGTTCTCGCCGCTCACGCTCCGCCTCTTCATTCCTGACCTGTTCCCGGCGCTCCTCCTCACGTTCCAGCGCACGATTGCGCTGCATCCTCTGACGACCGCGCTCGATCTCAGCCGGATCGGTCGGCTTGACCGCCAGTTTGTACAGATCCTCGGGAATCTCCTGGCCGAACAGCAGGTACTCCATGCTCACGCCCAGTCCGTAGGCGATGCAATAGAACACATCGACACCAGGGAAGAGCGTGCGCCCGGTCTCAAGATGGGTAACGCCGGAGGCAACCAGCCCCGAGGCGTCGGAAAGATCCTGGACAGTCCAGCCCTTGCGGGTGCGCAGCATCTTGATACGCTGCCCCATGGTCATATTGTCCAGCGGCGAGACCACCGGGATTCTGCTTACTTTTCTGGCTGGTAGCCTGCGAATCTTTGCCACGATCTATCTCCTTTACCCTTGTTACAATTCTATCATGCCAGGCTCGGCATGTATAGGCGGCGGAAAGGCTTTTTTCGGGAGCGCCCACGCGCTGCGGCTGGTGACTTTCCCGCCAGACCGGTAACTGGCCGAGACGCGCTCCGCGCCCACTGCCTCCAGTCGGGCCGCAATCTCACGGCTGGCAAGGCTGACAGAGTGAACCAGTTTTAGATAGCGCACGAGACTGCCAACATGCACGCATATTGATCCGTGCCAGAGGAATGGGTCGCCAATAATCATCGCCTCGGAAACGTTCTCGGTGATCGACTCGCGCTCGGTGTATGACTGAAGCCAGTTCATCATCTCACCAACGCCGGTCGCATCGCTGCCGAGATCAACGTGAATAGCCATGTCAAGCAGGGACTGGGCGATCGTGCGCCACTCATGCTCTTTCCAGCGCCGCGGGTACAGCCCGGCATGCGCCGCAATAATCAGTTTCAATTTGCCCTGCTCGATCAGGTTCGCCACGCCGCCCACCGGGATGCGCTCGCCCTCAATCTCAATAGCGAACTGGGGCTGGTCGCCGGAGTAGCGGTAGACGTTCGTGATCTTGACACCCAGCGCCTCACTGACGTTCTCGCGCAGCTTGTCGCTCATGTCTTCAGGCTTCACATCGCCCGAAGACCGCTGCCCCTGCAAATAAATGAGTTCATCAGCGGCGTCACGGGCGGAACCCTCACCGGCAACCTGCGTGGCCCACGCCAGCGCCTTGAGGATCGTGCGCTGGTAGTAATCCTCGCGCAGCTTGAGGTCGTACCCGTGCTTGCGCCTGTGGAAGATGAGAAGGTCGGCAACCTGTTGCGGCGTCCAGTCGAGTTGCGCCACCAGGTTCGCCAGCGCCATGTCGTAACCAGACGGCGACGGGTCGGGGATAGCCTTCTCGTGATTGAAGAGCTTGATCGCCTCGGGGTCGTTGTGGATCAGGTGCATCCACTCGTCGGGGGCTTTGGCATTGGGGTCGAGCGTGAGGTTGACCCCGATCACTGGAGCGACCTCTTCCGGCAAGTCCACATCCGGCAGGAATGGCAGGAAGTCGTCGGGGTTGTAGCGCCGGTCGTCGTGCAGCTCAACGAGCGTCACCGGGACATGCTCGATGTCCTTGGCATTGACCGTGCCCGGTATGCGCATGACGCGGGAGAGATCAAAGACTGAATCAACCGTCCAGCCGTGACTGCTGGCGACGTTGCGGATGGCGACGTTCCAGCGGTGGGATGTCAGGCGGGCGCTTTCGAGGTCGGCGTCACTGTCCTCGAAAATCCACGGCTCCTCAAGCAGCCACCAGCACTGGTAGCCGTGGCCACTGTGGACGGTGATCGTTGGCGGGAGCGGGATTTCTGCAATGAGTTTGAGTGCGTCTTTGGCAGTCGGTGGGCGCTTCTTGTTCTCGCTTGGGCCGTAGTCAATGTCGGCCCAGAGGCCGACAATGCCGGCGGCATCATCTTTCTTGAATCTGCTATTCGGGGCGCGGCGCTCCTGCGAGATAGCGCCGCCGGCGTAGATGTCGCGTTTGGAGTTCTTGACGGTGTGGAGGATGGCGTCCCGGACGGAATCCGTCCAGAGTGCCCGCTTGTCATGCAGCGTCCAGATGTGGAACCAGTAGTCGCCCTCAACGGCTGAAAATAGCGCCGATAGGAACTGCTCTGCTTGTTGCGCCGCCGTTGTCACGCCTGCCCCACCTTGCCCGTTGGTAAACCCCGCGCCGGGTGGCGCGGGGTGCTGCCAATCCTATCAAACGACCTAGAACGCGACCTCTTCCTCAAGGTCGTCCGCGCTGGGGGTTCGACTGAGCGGGATGTAGCTATCCGGAGTGGATGGCGATCTGCGCAGCATGTCTTCCAGCGTCTTGCCATAGCTACGGAACGCCGGGCGGTGTTCCACCGGCACATCCTCGACGTAGCTGAGTTTGATGACATAGAAGTCGATGCCGCTCTGACTGGTTGCTTTCTCCAGCTCAAAGCGCGTAACCACACTGTCGATCTCCTTGCGTCGCTTGGTGAGGTTCAGGCGGTACTGTTGCAGCGGCTTGAGAGACGACGGCGGGACGTTCAGCATGACCGGCAGGATGTCGTCCGGGCGCACGATAAAGAGCGGGTTGGTGAGCTTGCACGCCTGCCCACCGCCCTTGGGGTCGCTACCCCAGACCGCCAGCGGGCATTCCATGCACGCCCCGCCGGGGTTGCCGTGGCCGGTAATGCCATCATCCGAGAAGCAGTCCGGCTGAGCGCCCTTGCGCGGCTGTGGGTCCGACCAGTAGGAGCGGTTCTGGCGCTGGGCGATGATGACGCCCTCGAACGACGCCAGATAGTCCGGCTCGTCCAGTGTGGGCACTGCAAAACGGGCCATGTCACCGGACGGCATGCCAATGCGGTCAAGGTCGAACTGGGTAAAGGTGGTGTCAGCACCGCCCATGTTGATCGACATGATGTCGGCGAGCCTCGCTCCGCCTTCGTCGCTGCTCAGGATGGCGTACTCGGTGATCGTCGCAACTGCGGTTTCCTGTTTCTTCGTTGCCATGGTCGCTGTTTCTCCTCGTCTCAGGATTTCAATCCTCTGGCGTTCAGTTTGTGCCACTCTGTGACCTTGATAACCTCCTTCAGTTCGGCTGGCAAATCTATCTCGCCGCTCTCCTCATCCCTGAACCCCTTGACGAATGAGGCGAGCGTTTGCCGGTTGACGGTGCGCTTCACGATGTCACCCCATTCCAGGTTGACCAGTGCGTTGCACATGCGCTCCTCGTCGCCATCGGCGGGCGAGGCTGACACCTGGCTGGAAATGTAGATGGTAGCACCATCGACCTTGACGCTGGAGACGCCGCTTTCAAGCATGGCGCTGATCGCCTGCTCCTGCGCGACAGCAATCTCGGCGTTCAATTCCTTGATACGGGCTTCAAGCTCGCGCTTCTGTGCGGTCTTCTGCTTGAACGCGAGGATGGCCGGGTGGATAGCGCTGGTCATACCAGCACCGCTTCCCTGCTGGCGGCAATCTGGGACTGCGCCAATTCGGCCTGCTCCACCACCTGTCGTCCAAAATGGATAATCTGCTCGGCGGATGCCCCGTAGATATAAAGCCGCGTTCTACTGGTCAGCGGGTCGCCAATGGCGATGTAAAGACTTACATCCTCTCCGCTTACGTCCACGTAAGCCTCGGTTTCAATTTCGTCACCGTTTTCCAGTCTTATATCGAGTACAGCTCTCGACATGCGCCCTCCTTATAATGCAGACGGGCTAACCGCCCGTCACAAATCAATGTTAGGATTGTAACAAAACTACTCGCGGGATGCAAGGGTGGTTATTCATCCTCACCTTCATCAATAGCTATGCGAGACAGTAGCACCAGTGCCATGAAAGCCGCCAGCAGCGAGGCCGTTATGGCGACAAGTTTCATCAGCACCCCGAGGGCCACAATGGCCCAGTGCTGACCCTCGGTAATCTGACCGATGGTATGCACTGCAATGAAGCCGGCGGCAGCGTAGACGGTGTACGCGAAGACTTGCCTCATCGAATGTTGCACTCCTTACACCAGCACTCGGGGTCGTCACTTCCCAGTGCCTCCTTCCATCCACACGAGCATGGCCGCTCGCTCACGATCCGGGCCACAATCCGGCGCAGGGGCTTCATGTCGTCGTCGGCTGTGCGCAGCACCTGGCGCACGTTGGCGTTGAGGGCAGGAGCCTTGCTGGCTTGCTCGAACTGTATTTTCTTGACGCGCTGCTCAAGCGCGTCAAGTTTCCCGGACAGTGACTCGGCACGCATCTTGTTGAACGTGCCTCCGGCGATGGGGCTGCGCTTCCACTGGCGGTGTTCGTGGTCGTATTCAAGCATCTCAGGCATCCTGCCCTGCCTTTCTGTATGCAGCCTGATTATTAACCATTGACCCCATTCTTTCGCAAGAACTCACGGGCACGCGCAATGCGCTTATCCCACTCCCGGCGATACGACACACCCAGCGCTACAGGCTCTGCCGCTTCCCGAATCACCCCTACCGCCTCCTCATGCCGGTCAAGCAGCGCGAGGCAGGCAGCGGCGAGGCGTGCCAGGTCTCCGCGAGCAGTGCAGTCAACCTGGTGAATGAGGTCGTAACCTACTCTCAGTGTTGACTTGCATTCCGGGCATTGGAATGGACGTTCTCGCTTTACCATCGCCTCCACCTCTTCGCGGGTTGGGGTGTCAGTCATTGTCTCTAGCGTCAACTCGTCGGTGTCGTGTGCAGCCTCGACAGCACGAGATTCCTGCCGTAGTCGCTGGGCCTCTTCCCCTGCCTTCCGTGCGATTGCAGCGGCCTGCGCAAGCGTCAACTCGTCGGCGTCGTGGGCGGTCATCACTCGCCCCCTTCCAGCGCAGCACCATCCCGCATCAACGACTCCCGCAACCGCTCGTTCTCCGCTCGCAGGTTCTCAACCGTCAGTTCCAGGCTACGCATGTCCCACGCCTGCTGGGTGGTGAGAGTCTCGATACCCTCTTCCAATCCGGAGACGTACTCCTCCAGGATGCTCACCCTCTCATGGCCCTCGTCACCGGCAAGGCCGTAGAGCCAGTTGAACGCCTTGATGCGATGGTCCTTCGTCAGCGTTGTGTCAGTCATTGCCGTCTCCGATAACAATATGTCTGCGGCGCTCATAGATCCCCACTCTCATAAGCGGCAATCCGCTTCATAATCCATGTGACGACCGGAACCGGGAATCCGTTGCCGAGTTGACGATAACGCTGCGAGTCCGACATCGGCTTGCCGTTGGCCATCGTGACCGCCGCCCAGCCATCGGGGTAGCCTTGTAATCGCTCGCACTCCAGCGGCGTCAGGCGGCGCACTGCCAGATGCTCACGCGCCCATTCGACAATCGACATCAGCCCGCCGCTATTGATCGTCGGGACAACCTCGCCCGGCTCGACCTTGCTCCTGTTTGCCTTGCTGGTAATCACCCGCTCGTCGAACGGGGCAATCAGCACTGCCGGATAGCCTTGCCCCGGCTTGCCACCGCCACTGGTAAGCTGATGACTGTAATCCGTTAGCACAACCTCGGCCCGCTGGTTCTCGGAAAACGCCAATACAACTCCGCCTTGCTGCGCAGTAGGGTTTAACCCCGATGTGTCGAGAGATTTTGTTATGTCTACATCTTCATGGACGTAAAAGCCGCCTTCGGGCCTGTCAGCACGCTTGTTACCCCCGAACAGTGCAAAGGCAACAGCGTGCTGGCTTCCATTATCCAGGGTGTACATCGGGCTGTCGCCATCGGTGACACCCAGCCCGTTCTGGCCCTTGCCCCGCATGGCATTCTGGATCAGCGCAATAGCAACCTGTCCGCCACCATTCAGATGAGGCTCGTCGTGGTTCATGGAGCGCAGTGTAGGCGAGATGTCCCCAGTTGCGTCGCGGCCATCATCCTTGCTGGAGAAGGCGATGACCGGCGCACCCCTGCCGGTGTCATCTTCGCTGGCGTCGCCACCTTCGGAACGCAGGGCGTGGGCGATGTCGCCGGTAACTGATACCGGGTTCACGATACCCGCAGGTTCCCGGCCGAATACGACCGGGAACCTGCGCTTCTCCGGCATCATCTGGCCTTTGACAAGTGACGACACATCGAGGGTATCCGAAACCTGCCCGCCATCCCAGTAGCAGGGGATCATTCTGTCGAGGTCGATTGGCCAGTCACGCTGGCCAGCGCCAACGCCAAGAGTGCCGGCAACTTCTTGCCGCGCTTCGCGGCTCGGCGGAGAATCCCCAAGCACGCCTTCTGGCTCAAGTAATACTTTTGCAGGTGCGGCCCAGTCGGCTCCAGAATATCCGACAATGAAGACACGCTCGCGGCGCTGTGCCAGACCGGTATATTGAGCGTCCAGCGACCGCATGGCCCACCCATAGCCGAATTGCTCCAGCGCCCCGAGGATGATTCCAAGATCCCGTCCCTGCTGTGAACTTCGGAGACCCGGCACGTTTTCAATAACGACCCAGCGAGGCCGGAGTTCTCCAACAAGTCGCTCAAACTCATACCAGAGTCCTGACTGCTTGCCAGCAAGACCCGCACGATTTCCTGCGACGGAGAGGTTTTGACATGGGAATCCTCCGATAAGAAGGTCAACTGCTGGTGCTGTTCGGCCATCAATATCCTCCACACTCCCCAGATTGGGGATTCCCGGACGGCGCACCGCCATCACTTCGTTACACCATTTGTCGATTTCAGCACGCCAGACAACGTGCATCCCTGCTGCTTCCGCAGCCAGAATACCTCCGCCAACGCCATCGAATAAACTCGCCACTCGTAATGTCATCTTTTTCCCCTTCTATATGAGGAAAGGATTATATCACAATCGTAACAACAGAACTATACCGGCAGCTTCCACTCCGCCACGATCTGATCCTGACTGACGATGCGGCTGTAGTCGGCGGGCCGCTTGACGATCTGCTCCAATGCCTTGCGCGTATGCTCGCCGCCCGCCTTGCCGGCAACAATACCCAGCGACTTGCTCCACAGGTGCTTCAGGGCAGCATCAGGGTTGTCGCCAACGCCAACTGCTTCCGGAATGTCGTCGATCGCCGCCTTCCATGCAGCGCGGCCATTATCGCGGGTGATGTTCACGACGATTGATTCAAGGTTCATTGCTCTCCCACTTTCTCTGCTATCTCCAGCAGGCGCTTGTGGTACGCGGCAAAGGCGTCCACGCACTCGATGTTGAGACGGTGTATCGGCAGGCGATCACGGTAGAGCGTCGGGTCAAGGATCGGCCCAAGCGTGTCCACCCTGTGCATTGCATCCTGCATTTTGGAGACAGTTTCAGGGTCTATCATCGTTACCATTGCCTGTATGGTCTTCAGATGACCCACAAAGAAATCCATTTGCTCCGTCGTCAGGTTGTCCATTATTCCTCTTTCATTTTCAGGCCGGCTGCCCGGAAGAGCAGCGCCTTGTCTTCCGGGCCAACCCGCATTGCAACACAAACCTTTTGCAGATCCTTCCTTGATGGCTTGCGAGTGCCCCTCTCCCACCGATACAGGAATCCGTGCGTGACTCCTGTTGCCGCAGCCAGCATCACCATGCTCACCAGATAGCGCCTGCGCGTGTCGGCAAAGAGTTCATTGAATGGCAACGCACCTGTGTCTTCCTCGTACCCGGACGCATCCCAGAGACGCCTCGCATAACTATCTGGCATAACTGCCGCCAGCGCAACGACCCACCTGCGATTCGGATTGCGCTTGCCACTCTCCCACAACCCAAATGATGACGGGTTTGTCCCGACCAGCGCGGCAGCATGTGCCTGTGACACAAAGCGATAGTTGCAGCGCCAGTCTCGAATAATGTCACCAACAGTCTCCGTCATGCGTCTCTCCCGAGTGTCAGGATTGATTCCACCAGGTTGCGCCGTTCGGACAGCGCCCGCAGGATCTTCTCGTCAATCGTGCCGCTGGCAACCAGATGGTATTCGGCGACGTTACGGATCTGGCCGGGGCGTTGCAGCCGCGCCTGCGACTGGGTATACACGCCCAGCGAATAGGTGACGTTGTAGTAGATCAGGATGCGCGAGTTTACAAGGTCGTTCAGCCCCTCGCCGCCGGCCTGAATCTGGATACCGATGATGTTGGCGCGGCCTTCCTGCCATGCGGTGTAACCTTCCTCGCCGACACGCCCGCTGATTTCGGCATATTTACGACCACTGATATTGGCAGCAACCATGCCGATAGCATCCAGATCCTGATGGAAGCGACAAAACACAACCACCGGCTCCTGCGGGTCGATGTCGGAGAGCAGGTCGGCCAGTGCTTTCTCTTTGGCCTGACTGATCTGTTTCAGCCGCCCGTCATCCAGTGGCAGCCAGCCACTCGTGACCTGCTGAAGGCGGATGATCTTGACCAGGATGTTATCTGCTGTGACTCGCCCATCTTCAACCTCTGCCCAGAAGTCCTCTTCAAGTTCCTTGTAGACCTTGCGGGCCGAGGGTTCCAGATCGACTTCAACGCGCTGCAACGGCAGCATCTCGGGCAGGTCAAGCACGTCCTCCGTCTTGACGAAGTGAGCAATCGAGTGGATGCGCCGCTGGAACTCCTCGGCCATCTCAGGCTTGACGTTGAGCAGGGTGTCCGGGAAGAGCGGGTGCATGTTCATGTACCGCCCCTTGAAGGCCGCGTAGTTCGTCCCGAAGACCCGCGGATCAAGCATCCGGTACTGGCCGTAGACATCCAATGGCCCATGGGGCAAAAGCGTGCCTGTAAGCCCCAACCGATACGGGATGCGCTTGCCGAGTGTCGCCAGCCAGCGGCTGCGAACGCCGCCCGCCGATTTGATGCGGTGGCAATTTGAGACGAGAAGCCCGTTTGCAAAGTAGTTACCCGTGGCAGTCTCTATGTTGAAGACTTCACGACTTCCATGATCTCCAGTACCACACGGTCGATCTCTTCCAGAATCTCCCTGTTCTTGAAGCGCAATACCCGCCAGCCCCTCGACCCCAGAAAGGAATCCTTCTTGGCGTCTCGCTCCTTCGCCGCTATTGCCTCGTGGGATTGGCCATCTATTTCGATTGCTATTTTCAGGATTGGTTCGGCCAGGTCGATCTTGTAATGCGACGGAAGGCCCGAGTTCCTTGCCGCCCGTGTCGGAACCACATGCTCCGCTGTCCAGCCCAATCGTTGCTGCAACAACATCTGCGGCACAGTCAAGCCCTGCCCATTGCCGCCCGTCAAGTGTGCATACCCCCGCTCGCGCAGCGCCGCCTTGGCCTTGGCCTTCACTACCGGATCGTGAAACGGATTGGAGCTTGATCTTAGGTGCTGATCCAGTTTCTCCTGAACCTCCGGCCTCTGCCGGATTTCGTTCATTGACCGGCGCGAGGACTCGCGTAACTCCGGGCGGTCGATATACAACTGCTTCGTTCGGCATGATCCCGAACAGAATTGGCGATCTTTTCTGTCGGCCATGAACTCCTTGCCGCAATGCTGGCATGTTAGCTTGTGAGGACGTGACTTTTTGCGCTTCACGCCGCGCATGCGAATGGTTTCGGCCTTCCTTCTGCACTTGTCGCTGCAATACACCTTGCCCGGCACCCTTGCCGGAACTGTGAACGCCGTATCGCAAAGCAGGCAATTCCGTTCCATCCGTGATCCTTTCATCTATGTAATACACTGTATCAAGTGTACCAATAGACTCAGATGGAATGTAGCCATTATCGGTGTAGACCCGGTGATTCGGTGTCATTAATGTATTGCCGATCTTGACGAGCTGCGTTTCTGTGTAACGGCGAAAAGTATGTTCAACCCTCGACGGCACAACATTGCCACTAGTGTCGTAGCCCCAGACGTGATCCCCAACTCTGAGCTCGTCGATCCTGCACTGGCCTTCCGGTGTATTGATGAGCGTATCGCCCGGCACGCACTCGTCAGCAACCAGCAAGTCCCAGTCCTGTTTGAGCAGGAAGTCGCGCATCAGCCCCTTCTGGTCAATGGACTCGTAGTTGATGACAGAGACAGAAGGCACGCCCTCTGTCTCTCCCAGAAACTCCTGCATGTCCTTGACCCGCCGCTTTATATCGCCCTTGCCGAAGGCCCGGACGATCAGCCCTTCGGTGTGACGCTCAGCCTGATCGACCCATGTGGACAGCACCCGCTTCGGGGCAAAGGCAAGGATCTTCTGATGGCCACGCTCGGCAATCGTCCTGAAAGCCGTCAGCGTCTTCCCCGCCCCCGGCTCATAGCCAAAGACGAACCCCGGATTCGGCTGCGCCAGCTTGACACCCTCAGCCTGGTGATCCCACAGGGGCGTCTTGAACGTGATCCGGCTCGCTTCCAGCGCAACCGCCGTCGGATTATCTGCTAATTTCAGCAGGTTGCGAAACGCCACATCGGTCTGCACTTTGCCGACTCCCGCAAACGTCTCGCGGATCAGGCTGGCAACGAGCGGCGTGGCCGGCAGCACCCATGCGCCGTAGTCTTCGTCTCGCGTTACTCCTGCGTGCCCCAGCCGGGCGATCAGGTGTTCGGCATCGGGGGCAGGTTCGATGTGAACCTGCCCGGCCATGACACTGAACTTGTTGCGGTTAACAGCGGTCATTGACCTGCCCTTTTCGAGTGTTCCAGCACCCGTTTCCAGATCAGGTTCTGAATCTTCTCTTTACGGCTGAGGTTGCCGATCTTGCGAGGCATGGGGATGACCGGCTCGGCCTTGCGATACGTGCCGCTACGCACTTCGCGCAGTTCGACATAGAGGTCATTAATCCCGGTTTCAATAGACCGCAGCCTGGCGATCGCCTCCTCGCGCTCCCTGTAACCCAGGTCGCCGGCGAGTTCTTTCATCACGGCACGCTTGACTGCCGAGAGCTTGTTAATCCTGCCAACCAGAATCTCTTCGGTCATGCGAGCATTGCCTTGATCTCTGCCTTCGAGAGTTCCACAACATCGCACTCGACCCGCCCGTGACCGGCCCCGCGCCACTGGCCGATGCCCTGATAGGACAGGTAGGCCAGCATCGGCTCGACGTGCTTCTCAAAGGTGATCGGATAGCCAATCAGCTTCACCAGCATGAACTGGATCGAGCATGGCGGGTTAATTGTCTCGGACGCTGCGATGCTCGTGCGCGGCCCCTGCGGCGTCTCCACGCGCTTGATGCGGTCGAAGACGTAATCCTCTTCGGTGATGAAATCGTTGTCGCGCATGAAGTAGATGTTGCGCCCGTGCTGGCTGTGGATCGGGTAGACCCACAAGCCGCCTTCAACAAAGCGCAGGGCGTTGACCTCGGCTGCTTTCTGGCCCGGCACCTTGAGCCGCAACTGCTTGGCAGCTTCCTTGATGGCACCCTTCAATTGATAATCGAGAAGATGCAGCCCGAAACTGTCACGATGGAACACCGTCACCGGAACCTCAGACCCTTCCATTTCCTCATCAGTGACACCCATCGACTCATTGACCACGCGCTCAGCCTCGATCTTGGCCTCTTCGGGCTTCATGCCCTGCCGCTTGAGTTCGATGACCTTGCGATCAATCGACCGCTGGCGCACCCACGAGACGGCCACCGAGCTTGAGGGTTGCGACCCCAGGATTGGCGTCGTGAAGTCCGCCGACACCTGCCACGCCTGCTCGATAAGGGCGTGTGCGCTAATCTTTGCCACGTTTCCTGCTTTCCTTATACGTTTCCCACGCTGCAATCACGGCCAGTGAAATCAGCAGCAGCAGGCCAAACAATACTACCCACGCCAGCAGTGCTAACAGATCGCTCATACGCGGTTCAGCGCCTGCTTGAACGCGATCACCGCGTCCAGAATAGCAATCGACCGCTGCCACTCTCCCGAATCAAGCAGCCCCGGCATGGTCGTTTCCAGCACCGCCTGCCGGATGGCGATCTTGCCCTTGAGGGCTACCAGGTCGCTCACTCCAATCTGTTCCAGCCCGGTCAGCAGCCCGATGACCGTGCCGCCGATCAACTGCTCGGCCTCATCAAGCTCGCTCAGTACGTCGATCATTGACTGGACCGCACTATGGCCGATGCAATGATGGCTCCCGCCTCGATAGCGAACTGCTCAGCATAGATGATGCGTTTACCCATGCGCAGTTTTGCACCATTGAAGCAGATGACCTTGTTGTTATCTGGCGGCTGCTGATAGGCGTCCATTGCCTCCTTCTTTGTCTGGAAGGTCATAACAATCGGCCCGCCCGCCGTATAGAACACGACATCGTGCCAATCCACTGTCGCTCCTTTCCGCTTCCTGCTGCTACAATGCGCTGGATTGTACATTACGAACGTAACAAAAGCAAATGATATACTCCCGGCGACCGTCCGTCTAACGGTCACAAAGGCCCGCTGCACCCCACCGTGGCGGGCCTTTCCATTTGTCCCCATTGTTACGATTGTGATATACTCTGCGACTAGTGCTGATCGGATAAACAGGGAAAGGGGGATGGGTCGTGGCAGATGGCAATGAGCATCGCGTCTACGGCCCGCCATAGCAGGGGCGGGCAAGACCGCATGGATTCGTCGCCAGGCAGAGCGGGCTGTCGAGGCAGGGTATGACCCCGGCAGCCTGATGTTCACTTCGTATACACGGGCGGCAGCACACGAACTGGCATCGCGTGACATGCCGATCACCAACCGGCAGCGTCAGATAGGCACGCTCCACAGCTTCGCCTATCATGCCTTCGACCAGCCCAAGATTGCCGAGTCGTTCGTTCAGAAGAGCAGCGATCAGTCGGTCATGGCATGGAACGACTCGGTGTCGCCGTCCTACCGGCTAACTGGCGGCTCAGGCGGTAGCCGGGTTTCGGCTGAGGAAATGACGCCGGACACCATGTCGCTGATGACCGAGGCTGACCGCGCATTCGCCTCGATCAATAACTATCGTGCGCGGATGGTGCCACCGGCATTGTGGCCGGCACTGCCGGCAGAACTCTGGCGGCTGTGGTCTGACTGGAAGCGCGTCAACGGACTGGTGGACTTCACTGACCTGATCGAGAACGCACTGGAAGAGATCCCGATTGCGCCCGGCAACCCGCGAATGATCCTCTCGGACGAATCTCAAGACCTCTCGACCCTTCAATACGAACTCATCAAGAAGTGGGGCGGCTACGCTGACCGGTTTCTTATGGGAATGGACCTGAACCAGGCGATCTTCACCTGGGCCGGCGCTGACCCGCGGCGCATTATGGATGAGCCGATTGATCCGCAGAACATCCACCGGCTGCGCAGGTCGTACCGCATGGCCCGTGCCGTGCATGAAAATGCGCAGCGGTGGATCTCTACTGCCGAGCGGGCAGAGATCTTTGACTTCGAGCCGCGTGACGAGGAAGGCGAGGTCAGGGTATCTGATGCTCACTTCCGCGACCCGGCGCGGGTGCTGGGCGAGGTCAAATACTACCTCGATCAAGGCAAGGAAGTGATGGTGCTGGCAACCACATCGCGTGCGCTTGATCCGGTCAAGCACGAGATGCGGGCACAGGGCGTAGTGTTTGCAAACCCATGGCGGCAGAGTCGCGGCGACTGGAACCCGCTCGGTGCGATGGGTCGCGCCGGCCAGGTCTCGACCGGCGAGCGCCTGATCGCCTTCCTGCAACCACGGCAAGGGCTGGCCGGGCCGGTGTGGACTGCCGAACAGTTGCAGCAGTGGTCGGAACTAACGAAGAGTACCGGTGTGATGCGACGGGGTGCTAACTCGACCCTTAAAAGGATCGAGCCAGACACCGAAATCGACTACTGGCAGGCGCAGGAAATCTTTACTGACGAGGCGATGACGACGCTCTTTGATGAGGCGGGCGGACTGCGGCAGCCGTCGCTGCGCTGGTTGACTGACAACCTGTTGGAATCGAAGCGCAAGGCTGCCGGCTACCCGCTGGCCATCATCCAGCGTGGCGGCATTGAGGAGTTGCAGAAGCGGCCTCGCTGCTATATTGGTACGGCTCACAGCTTCAAAGGGGCAGAGGCCGATGTGGTTATTATCTGCCCCGACCTCAGCCCGGCAGGCTATCGTGAGTGGGCCGCTGGCGGGGCGTCACGAGATGCGATCATACGTTTGATGTACGTGGCTCTCAGCAGGGCGCGAGAGACGGTTGTTGTATGCAAACCGGCGACGGGACTGTCTGTTCCGGGGCTGGTGGGCTAGAGAAGAGGGATTATGGGGATAACACAAGAGCAGGTTAGCGTTATCAGTGCTGGCTCGCTGGGGCCACAGGTGTGGGTCGGTTTTGACCGGCCCGTACCGGAGAAGGTGACGCCGATTTTTCCCATGCAGGGATGGGGTGAGTACCAGCCCAAGCCCGGCGGCGGCATATGGACATCCTCATTGAACCGCGAGGGCGAGTCCGGGTGGATTGACTGGTGTCGTTGCGAAGATTACGGTGACATTGACAGGAGTTCGTGGTGGCAACTCATGGTTGCGCCCGAGAATGCTGATGCCAAACTGCTCGTGATCCGGCACATGGGCGACGTATACAACATCTGCATGATATACGGGCCGCAAGAGGGA